CCCGCCAACGGGGCGACGCTACTCCACCAAACAGCAGTGGGGAGCGTCGCCCCACACCCGCCAGAAAGGAAGGCAGCATATGAGCACCTTCAAGGAAGCGTTCACGCAGCGCTTCATGCCCAACAGCCGCCGCCAGGCCACCGAAAGCGCGCGCGTCTCCGCATCCACAGCAGACGCACTCCTCACCATGCTCAAGGAACACGTCCCCACCAACGGAGACGTGCTCGAGTTCGACATCATCCGCACAGCCGAAGAAGCAGCCGTCATTCAGGCCATGTCCGACCCCAAGATCATGGCCACATACAACATCTGGCAGGACACGGAGACGCGCACCAAGTACTACGCCTCCATCAAGATCTTGGAGTTCGCATGACCGTCAGAACCCCACGCATCCGACAGGCAGCGGAAACCTGCCAGGTCAGCCACGCGCTCGCACACGAGATCATCACCCGATACGGTGAATGGACGGCCAGCCAGGCAACCAGCGCCACCCAGCCGACCACCGTCAGCTACCTAGGCATCATCGAGTTCTCCAACGGCACACCCAGCTACGGGCTGAACGAGCGACAGCCCCTCGAGGCTCAGTACGCAGTCTTCGCATCCGATTACGGCTACGACATTGAACTCACCCGCATGGTTCTCGCCGCATACGCGAACGCCATCATCCGAGAGCTCGCCACGTCGGGGCGCGCAGTCCTCCGCGGCATCGGCGCGCTGCACGTCAGCGACACCGGGAAAGTCCGATTCAACCGGGCAACTGCCGTCGCCAAATGGGAAGGCACCGACACGACGTTCCGCACCTGCGTCAACCCAGCCTTCCGTCAGCGCTTCAACGACCTACAGGAGGCCACAGCCTAATGCAGGGAGCAACCCACCGCGCCGGAGGCGCAGCAGCGTGCATGATCGGCTACACGGCCCTCGCCGCACACCACGCGCCACTCATCGAAGCGGCCCCCATCGCCTCACTGGTCGTCCTGTACCCGTTTGCCCTGTGGGGGTCTACAGCAAGCGACCTCGACCATCATCCTGGCAGTGTGTGGGACGAGGTGAAGCTCGTTGGTGAACGATCCGGCCACACGATCCCCTCCCAGGATCCCGTATCCAGGACAATCAGCCATATCCTGCACCTCACGCGACCGCTGCGTGACATTGCGCCCCGTAAGTCACGGACAGCTCAGATACTCAGTATCCTTGACTGTAAGCACAGGTCTTGGCAGACCCACAGCGAGTTGCCATTCCTGCTCCTCTTCGGAGCACTCACGCAACTTAATCCACTCACGACCAACCTAGGGGAGGCTCTAACCCAGCTTGTACTCACCGGCATCATCATGGGCCTCATCGCCCACCTCACCCTCGACCTCCTCACCCCCGAGGGACTACCGTTCGCAACGGGACTCTTCATCAACCGAGTGATACTCAGGAAGAAGATCCTGCCCGAACGGATCAAAATAATCCCTCACGTCAAACCCCGACGAAAGGGCGAGCCCGGCTTCTTCTCCACTGGTGGCACTTGGGAGAAGAAGATCGTGTTCAACATCCTGCACGCAGTCAACCTAGGACTCCTGGGCTGGCTGATCTACAGGCTCGGAATCGCCCCGTACACATCGTTCCAGATCATCTGAATCGACACAGAAAGACACCGAAGAATGAAACTCTCCCCACGCATGGGCATGGGCCGAGCGGCACTCGCAACGCTGTTCCTGGCCGTCGCCCCAATCGTTGCCACCACAACCGCTGCGACAGCGGCTCCTGTCACTGCGCCCGCGAGCGCGTCGATCAGCGTCACTGCACCCACAACAGTTGGCGTGCTGCCCGCAGCCGACGGCAACGGCGCTGGTAACGCCACACAGGAGGCCGACAAGGCTCTACGTACCACCGTCGCTAAGGATCTGGCTGGGAACACCTACCAGCTCAGCGGCGGCGGCACCGTCAACGGTTCGGACATTATCAAGCCCGAGGGCACGATTAACCAGGCCATCTACGAACAGCTCACATCTTCGGCACAGAGCCAGTTCGCCAACGACCTGATGGCCAAGACCGACAGCTACACGGAGCCGACTGCTCAGGACTACACTCCGTCCCTTGCTAAGTCCGCTGGCGTGAGCTCAGAGACGAAGCAGAACTGGTTCAAGGAACTGCGCTCCAACTCGGGCCTCGGTTCGAAGCTCCTGACCTCGACGCTCGCTCGCGGCGTGTATGCCGACCTTGACGGCGGCGCGCGCTGGTTCGCGCCGTTCAGCGGCCCACTGTCCACCGCCCTGGGCTTCCTGGCTATCCTGATCCTCGCGGGGACAACAATTTCAGCGGTCATCGACCTGGCGTACATCAGCATCCCCGCGTTCCAGGTGCTTTCCGATGCCGTCGCCAACGGTGGTGGTAACGGTAGTGGCGGCGGCGGTGGCCTACGTCAGGCGAGCACCAAGCTCGTGTCCACAGCAGCCCGAAAGGCCGTCGAAGCTGAAGAGAATGGCCAGAACGCCGTCTGGGTGTACTTCAAGAAGGCCTTTATGAAGTACCTAATGGTTGGCCTTGCTCTGTGCTTCCTCGCCTACAACCTCCTCTGGAGCCTTGTCGGTACGGCCATGGACCTTGTGACCGGAAGCCTCTTCTGATCCGCTCGAGGGCAGGGGAGCAACATGCCAGCTCCCCTGCCCTCATCGACATCCACAACACGCACACGCTCACACAAAGGCAAATGACCCAATGACCCCCACGCAGACACTCGCAGGCCCCCGCAAGGCGCTCCTGACGCTCCTCGCTACCCTCGTCGCGCTCATCATCTCTGTCGGGCCAGCCTTCGCGGACGACAACGTGCGCGCCACCACCTACATCGCCAAGAACGATGTCAACATCTCCGCCATCGTTACCGAGGCGAACCGGAGCCTCAAAAACTCGCCCGAGATCATGGCCTACGATGCCAAAGAAGGATCCGTCAGCTTTGACTTCACGACGTACAACAAGCTCGACAACAAGGACAAGCAGACCTACATGCAGGCCGCACTGTCGGCCACCAGCAAGAGCGGCCTCGGCGGGCAGCGTAAGTCCAAGCTCTACTCCTTCATCAGCCAGCAGGACGGTAAGGTCTCAGCAGCAGTCAGCAACCTAACAACTGATGCTTCCGCGAACTTCTACAGTGCCATGGCACTCCTCAAGCCCTTCACCGGCCCATTCAGCACCTTCCTGGGGCTCGTCGCAATCCTCATCATCGTTTTCGTGACGACGAGCCTCCTCATCGACCTGGCCTTCATCGCGATCCCTGTGTTCCAAGTCGGAGACGCAGACAAGGGCATCACCCGCAGGTTCATCTCCTCAGCAGCCCGACGAGCAGTGCGCGAAGAAATGGACAGCAACAAGAGCGCCGTGTGGATCTGGTTCAAGCGGAGAGTCTTCGTCATGGCTGGACTCGCCATCGTGTTGGTCTACCTCGTGAGCGGCAGCATCTATGAGATCATGGGGTGGTTCCTCCAGGTCGCCGGAGTGAACTAAGAAAGGTTACGCAAATGAAGAAGATTCGCAGCGTTATGCACTCGACCGTGCGCCGCATCAAGAAGGTAGCGCCCCGCGTCGTCATGTTCCTCATGGCCCTCGTCGTCACGAGCGGCGTTATCGTCGCCCCCGCAGCGTTCGCAGCCGACGAGAAAACCCCCACGGGTGGCAACGCGACGAGCCGCACCGCTGCGATCATCAACCTGGCGAAGAACCAGAAGCTCGCCGACACCAACGCCGGGAGCCTCAAGCCGGAAGAACTGCGGATCCTCGGCACCTTCGCATCGAACTTCTACGTGCCCTTCCAGAGCCAGTTCAACTACAACGGCTCGATCATGAAGAAGGACTCCGACGCTCGCGACGCGACACAGAAGTCCGTGTCCAGCGCCCTACAGTCCACCGTCGGCATGAGCGCCGACTCCGCCGACTCGGTTGCCGCCTACATCATCGGCAACGTCTGGCAGGGCGGCACAGACCTGTCCTTCGCATACTCCGACGGCGACTACTGGGACCAGAACACCTCCTGGACAGTCAAGGACTCCTACCCGACCGACTGGCGCTCCTTCCTGCGCATGGTGTCCGGCGGTAGCCTCACCAACCCCAACTACACCTTCCTCAAGGAAGACGACCCGGCGATGAAAGCCAAGTGGAACGCCCTCGTCTACCAGGTGGACGGCAAGACTGTCCCGGCGTTCGTCTGGGATCCCACCGGCGTGAACCTCACCCCCTCCACCGTCGCCCTCTACCAGGCGCTCTCCATGGCCGACCTCGGCAATGGCTACGGCTCCAGCCTGTTCGACCTCTCCACCGCCGACGCTGACCTCTCCAAGGGCGAAGCCGACGCATTCACCGACGGTGTGGACGCAACCGCAGCAGCCAAAGCCCTCGCCGACACCGCCCTCGACCAGTCCAGCTTCTCCGGCAAAATGGCGATCAGCCCCTTCGGCGACATCGTGTACCGCGGCCCCAACCACACGTGGGTAGCGATCCCCGCATCCATGAACCCCGGCACCTGGACCAAGGTGGACTCCTCCGGCACCAAGTACGGGCCCGCGAGCGCCTACAACACCGTGAGCTTCCAGAACCTCGTGCTCTCCAACATCGAGCAGCAACTCACGACACCCTGGGAAACGTCGAGCGGCTACAACAACAACTACGCCACCACCAAGATCAGCGGCACCCTCGACGACGCGAACGGCTCCGGCTTCATGCCGATCTCTGGCTTCTACGGCAAGACACAGCCCGGCTCCGCGAGCAACACCACCGCCAACGACGGGTTCTTCACTGACTCCTGGACCACCACCAAGGAAAAGCTCGAAGAACAGCTCAAGGACAAGTACAAGACCGCTGGCGTGGCCTCCGACGACTACGTGCACAACATGTTCGGCAGCAACAACCAGAACGCCTTCGCCGTCATGCGCTCCGCGACACAGACCAACCAGTCCCGCTCCCCGTTCATCTACAAGGAATGGGTCGGCGCGCACGAAGGTCAGGCCTCTACGACCGTCTACACGACCAACAAGATGATCGTCCTCGACGACATCCAGGCATTCAAGGGCGACGTGCCCGAAGACGGCATGTACCAGGACGCGATCACCGCTCCCTCCGGCGAGGTCTTCGCCAAGGCAGGCAACCTCGACAAGAACACCACGTCGAACGCCTGGCAGAAAGCCCTCGACCCTGCGTCGAACCTCGCCCAGACCGCTGCATCAATGCCAAAGCCCACCGCCGTCAGCCTCTACGCCAGCTACGTCATGGCCGCGTTCGGTGACGACAAGGTGAATCAGAAGATGGGCTGGAAGTACAACGCCTCCCTCCCCGCTGTTAAGTCCGACGTGAAGCTCGAGGCCGACCCCGCGCAGGTGAAGAACGAGAAGGCCGACGCGATCACCAACTACCTGTACTTCTTCCTGTCTCCCAACTGGGAGCACACAAACTACGCAGCCCAGCTCATCACGAGCAAAATCTCCGGCCTGCTCATCCGCTGGCACGACGACATGACCGGCACCCAGGCCATCAGCATCGTCCAAGGCACCACCCGCTACACAGGCTTCGCAGGATACGTGTCCACACCCAACCTGCACGATCTGTCCTGGACCGACACCCTCATCAAGGTCTACAACGACAACGCTGTGTACCTGCTCCTCATCATCCTCATCATCCTGTGCGTCTACACCGTCATGAGCATGATGAGCTGGAAGCAAGCCCTCGGCTCCTTCACAATCTTCGTCGTCATCGCCCTGTCAATCTTCCCCGTCATCAACGGAGTCGTGGACACGACAAACCGCTTCAGCAACGCCGTCTACAGCCAAAAGTTCACGTACTGGGCCGTTATCACCCACCAGACGTACTCCACAGAGATCGACAAGGCCGCAGCAGGTGACGACTACTCGAACTACCTGCAAACCGTGTTCAACAACAGCGCCGACATGGGATCCTTCGTGTCCGACGGTACCGACGGCAAGGCCAACTCGATCAGCAACCGAGGCGGCGAAAACATCCTCCTCAAGTGGCAGTCCCCCAAGAAGCGCACCGCCGTCGAATACGGCAAAGACCTCGCCAACGCCACACAGAACAGCCCCAGCCTCTCCAAGCTCCTCAACAGCGCCACCCAGCAGGCCTACGGCGGCGAAACCTACCTCGACGACCCCAATTCCACATACCTGTACCGCTCCTACGTGGACATCTCCAACTCCTCCCGCTACACCTACCTCGGCGTAGCGGCCCGCGGCGACGGTAAGGCCACCGTCAACACCGACCCCGCTACCGACACCTGGCCGCAGGGCCTTAAGGACAGCTACGGGAACTACAAGGCGGACCTCGACACCTACATGGGGTCCGGCTTTGCGAACCGCCCAACCGGCGACTCCAACCCCGCCACCCTGTCCTACATCACGCCCGTCCTGTCCAGCAAGATCGTCGCCGACCACTTCGCTGACGTGAACAAGCTCGACAACCTGTCGTACAACGACCACGTGGGTATCCCCGGCGGCGCATTCCAGTTCAGCCTCGGCACCTACACGCAGGGCAAGTCCGCGCGTGAGCAGATCAAGAGCGCCAACCCCGCCGGATACAACCCCGATGACGAGACGTACACGGATGCCGACTACAACGGCCTGGGAGCCTTCGCGCTCGCATCCGAGTCCCCTTACTATCACTTCTCTTGGTACACCTACGACCATGGCCTCTCCGCGAAGAACAGCGCGTCCGGCGGCTACAAGGACATGCTCCTGAACAAGCCCAATCAGGGGTTCTTCTACAACAACGCCTCCGGGGAGAACGAGGACGAGACCGCCGACAACGACGGCGAGCTCAAGGACTACCTGGGCATGAAGGAACTGTTCACCTACACCATCCCCTACCTCAAGGCAGCTAACAACGTCGTCGTCGAATACGACAAGCGCTACAGCCTCAAGACCTACCCGAACCTCCCGTTCGAGCCAGGTCACGACGCAGAGTTCCGCGACGACCCCGAGAACCGCCAGAAATATTGGCAGAACGTCAACGTCGCCCAGCTCGCCAACATGCACTCCGCATGGGTGGACCAGCTCTACGACGCTTCCTACGCCAAGCAACAGACGATCCGCCACAACGGCAAGACCTACACGATCACCGACCCCCTCGACCCGGCCTCCTACCCCGAAGAGCGCCCCATGGTGTTCTCCCCCTCCGAGATGAACGCCTACGGCCTCACCAAGGCCGACCTGACGAGCGTCGAAGCGCGCATCATGAGCGTCCTCGAGAACAGCCGCAAGCCGTTCAACGAGATGCTGAACTACTACAGCTTCCAGGACAGCGTGCTCAACAGTGCGACCTCGATGCTCACCACGTTCGAGTTCAACCGGGCGTTCTCCGATACGGAGTTCTTCGGCATCAAGCAGGGCGTGCAGCTCTACCCACAGTCCTACGAGCTCAAGAACTTCTCCTACGACTCCTACCTGCGTCTCATCCTGTCGAACAGCCTCCAGAAGGACGCTCTCGAGGCTGGCGACTACAACTTCTACAAGCAGGTCACGCAGGAATCGTCCATGACGACCTCCGTCATGCTCATCCTCACGGACTTCCTGAGCATCTACGTGGTCCCGCTCCTCAAGTACGGGACACTCCTCGCAATCGCCGTGTGCGCCCTCGTTTTCCTCCTCGCCGCAGTCTTCCAAGCGACCGACGGGAAACTGGCCTCCAAGGCGTCCAGAGCAATCCTCGCACCACTGGGCAAGTTCCTCCTCATTACGCTCGGCATGACGTGGATTATCAGCCTCCTCATGGGCGATCCCGTCGATGGAGTGACCGGACAGCTCAGCTCATCCGTGCGCCTCGGTGACCCAGTGTTCGTGCTCCTCGCGATCTGCGCGCTCAACGTCATCGTGTCCCTCCTGTACTTCCGCACCCTGCGGGGAGTGTTCAAGGACATGCGCCACTACGCCACGGCTGCGTACAACAGCGTCTCCGGCGTGTTCGGCAGCGCCCTTTCGAAGATCGCAGCAGTGGGCGGCATCGGTGCAGCAATGAAACAGGGCTTCTCCAACGCCGTTGGCGGGACCGTCAACGCAGGCCAGCAGGTCATGCAGCGCCGACAGGACAAGAAGACGCAGGCAGCGCAGGACGAAGCCACTGCAACCAGCACGCGCCAGACGAAGATCCAGACAGCACAGGCCGAAGCCGACATGCAAGAAAAGCTCGGACGCTCCGACCTCGCCGACAAGATCCGACGCGACGCACTCACCGATACCGTCCAGTCGTCCAAGAAGCAGACCCAAAGCACCGCCTCCAGCATCAACTCCAAGATCAAGGCAGGCGCTAAGAAACTCGTGGGCGGCAAGAGCTCAAAGGGAAAGGGTGAGCGTGGTGCTTGAAGCTGTCAAGGTCGCGTTGGATCCTTCTCCTGTGCAGGAGCGGCTGTTGCTGTCTCATGCTGGCGCGGCTCGTTTCGCATTCAACGCTGGGCTCGCGCATGTGAAGGAAGCGCTGGACGCGGGCGCGAAGCCTGAGTGGTCATACTATTCGCTGGTCCGTTGGTGGAACTCGAGCAAGGACGCCCTGGCCGTGGACGCGGACGGTGTGCCGTGGTGGCGTGAGAACTCGAAGGAAGCCGCGAACACTGGGCTTAGGTCGTTGGCAGCCGCCTTGTCGAACTGGTCAAAGAGTCGCCGGGGTGCGCGGAAGGGTCGCCGTGTGGGTTTCCCGAAGTTCAAGGCAAAGGACCAGGCGGTGCCACGTTTCGCGTACACGACTGGTAGCTTCGGCCTGATCGAGGGTGACCCGAAGGCACTGCGACTCCCGCGCGTTGGCCGCGTGCACTGCATGGAGGACGTCACCGAGCGCGTTGGCGACGCTCGCGTGCTGCGCATGACCGTCTCGCGCCACGCGGGACGCTGGTACGCGTCGCTCACCGTCGAACGCGAGGATAAGCCGGTGACGCGGGCCCCGAAGGGCGGTGCCGTCGGCATCGACCTGGGCGTGAAAACGCTGGCAACGCTCTCGGACGGGACGGTCATTGAGAACCCGCGTCCGCTGAGGAAGGCGGAGCGTCGGTTGAAGCGCGCGCAGAAAGCCCTGAGCCGCAAAACCATGGGCTCGAACCGGCGAGCCAAGGCCAGGGCCAAGGTGGCGCGCCTCCACGCCCGCGTCGCGAACCAGCGGCTCGACGCAATGCACAAGCTCACGACGTGGCTTGCCAGCACGTTCTCGCACATCAGCGTCGAGGATCTGAACGCGGCAGGCATGGTGAAAAACCACCACCTCGCCAAGGCCGTGTCGGACGCTGCGTTTGGCGAGTTCCGCAGGCAGTTGGAGTACAAGACCGCAAAAACCGACGCAAAACTGCACGTCATCGACCGCTGGTACCCCAGTAGCAAAACGTGCTCACGCTGCGGGAGGGTGAAAGCCAAGCTCTCCCTCGCTGAGCGCGTCTACAGGTGCGATGGTTGCGGCCTGGTCATGGACCGTGACCTGAACGCCGCGGTCAACATTCTGGTCGCCGGGAGTGCCCCGGAGACCCAAAACGCGCACGGAGGGACCGGAAGACGGGGCGGCCAGCACGGTTGCGCAACGCAAGTCCCGTTGAAGTGCGAACCAAGTGTCGGCGGAAACGTCGTGTCAGACTTGGAGCGGGTGCCCGCAAGGACACCCTGCAAGCTACAGCAAAGTAGTTTGCAACGGGCGAAGAAGGGAGAGGCGAAGTGATCCTCTCCTTCCTCCTCCTGTGTCTGTCGATCTCCCTCAAGATCGTCGCCCTCACTGCTCGCGTCGGCCTCAACGCCGCCGTCGCCACAGCAGATGTCGCTTCTAAAGCCGCCCTCGAGGGGACAGCGAAGGCGACGGGCAGCGAAAACAGCGACACCACCAAGATCGTGCGCATCGCCCGACAGGCAACCCTCGGGGCAATCAAGTTCGCCGCCCGCGCCGTCGATGCGCTCCTCAGCCTCGTCATGATGGGCTGGGTGACCGTCCTCGCGATCTTCGCTATCGTCGCGCTCGTCCTCGCGGGCGGCGGGTGGTTCTGGCTCACCAACCTGTCGGATAAGGTTTCCCCCGAGGTTATGGGCATTGGCAACAACGGAACCGTCAGTGCCGCATCTGCCGTCAACGCATACGACGGTGGCAACGGTGTTCCGACCGTCGCAGCCTCCCCCGGCCAAATCGGCCCCGCCATGCTCGCGAACGCCAAATACGCCATGGCGAACCTCCCTGCACAGGGCTACTACTCCTACGACTGGGGAGGCCGCGGCCCCACCGGCTACGACTGCTCCGGCTGGGTGAGCGCCCTCATCCTTATGGCCGGGTGGACCATGGACGACTCTGGCAACCCCGTACAGCTCGGAGCTGACCAGGACCGCATTGTCGTCGGACAGTCATCCTCCGCGCAGGTCACCAGCCTCCTATCGGCCAACAGCGCCTTCTTCGCCGCCCACGCTACCCCCTACAACGGTGACGAGTCAGTCCTCACTCCCGGCGACATCATCACGGGCCCCGGCCACGTCGGCATCTACGTCGGTGACGGGTGGATCGTCCACGCTTCCGACTACGGCGCAACTGGCCTCAACGTCTCCCCCGACGAGTCCTCCGCAGCAACTCACGATGTTGGCTTCCAGAAGGGCTACCTCAATCAGTGGGTTACCGGCTACGTCCATTTCGGGTAAACACGCACCCACATACCAGCCTTTACCGTCAAAAACACAGTAAAATAGGGGCATGAGCACGAGAAATGACATGCGGCCACAGGTGGGAGACGAGTCCATCTCCATCCCCCTGACACTCGACAAGCCGCAAGTGAACGGCAAAGAGCGGTGGCGCAACCGCCTCTACATGGCAGCAGGCGCAGGCGCAATCGCATTCTTCCTGGACCTCGCCTACCTGATCGGCTCAGGCGCGGGCCTCGGAGCCAAGCTGATCGTCTGCATCGTCCTCATCCCATCGGTCGCGTCGCTCATCATCCGGCACCTTATCCTCGAGGAACGCGAGTTCCGAGCTGACCTCATGGAACAGCTCGCCAACGACTACCGGATGGCCACCAGTAACATCTGGGCCATCTACCGAATCGAGAACACGCCGCCCTACGTCTGCTACTTCAAGACCGGCGGACGCATGGGAATCTTCATCCATGCCAACAAAGGCTCCCGCGTCGGAAACGACACCGCTCAGGCGGTCTTCGACCACTACGAGGGTTACGCATACGCGATGCGCGAAGCCGGCAGGCGCGGCATCATGGTTGGCCACATCGACTACATGGGTAGCATCGGCAAAGACGAGCGCATCGAAGGGCTCAACGAAGATCTCGCCAACACGGAGAACCCCTCACTGCGCAACGACGTGCTACGGCCCACCTACGAAAACCTCGCAGCCCTCCAAGAACACGCCACCACCCCTGGCGACGTGTACCTTCTGGCCACCACCAAAGGCACCGGCAGCTACGAAGATCTGCACGAGGCGGCAATCGCCTTTAAGACTGCACTGTGCGAAGAGGCCAACTGGGCATCGGCCTCCTACATGCCCCCGCACGAGATCGGTGCCCTCGCGAAGAAGTACTTCGCGCTCCTGACGTTCTCCGCATCCGACGCGATCCGCCAATCCACAGGCCAGGTCAACTACAAGCGCTTCCTGCGCCCCACACGCATCCTCCACGCTGACGGCACCACCACCCCCATCCAGTAACAGACGCTCGAAAGGTTATAAGAACATGAAAAAGGCTATGAGCATCGCGCTCATCGTTGAGAAGGCCTCCGCAGACGCGCTCCTGCGCAGCGCGCGCAACCAGGTTGACTCCAACGCATACGAGGTGTTCAACTCTGTTGTAGAGCTGAATGGACGCTACTCCAGCACTGACGCGAGCAGTATCGGCATCGACCGCCTCATCATCTTTGACAGCGATACCACGCTTGGTACCGGCAACCTCCTGGACACCAACCTACAGATCCTCAACATGTTCCTCGGCAAAGCCGAGAAGATCGAGAGCATCGCCCTCGTGAAGAAGGCGCGTGAGGACCGCATCAACCAGTATCGAGCAAACGTTAACCACCCGCATAGCCTCGTCATTCCACTGTCAGACAGACTTGAGGCTTCCTTCCTCGCGGACCTCCTCACGCTGTCACTCAAGGACATCGCCGACACCTACACCGACACGCGCATCACCTCTCCCACCCTGACCTCGCAGCCCATCAGCGACGACCGCACCTACAGCGCCGCCAGCGCAATCCCCAATGAACTCCTCAGCCTCGGCGCAGCAGGCTCAAGCCACGCAGACACCGGCTTCTTCGACGACAACAACCTCACCGTCGAAGACCGCCTCGCAGCCTGCCCACCACCACAGCTACGCGACTTCCAGCCACTCAGTGCACACACCCCGCAACTCACCCCATCGGCGAACCCGGACATGCCGATCTTCCGCACAGGAGCCCGCGTCAACGCCGTCCTATCCGCAGACAGCCAGCAGACAGCCATCTACAGTGCCGCGCTCGCGGATGCCTACGCCAAGAGTGGGCACACCGTCCTCTACATCGACCTCCAGTCAGACGAACACCCAATCCTCGCGTTCCTGGAGAACGCCGACGGATTTGCAGCCACCCGCCCGTCCATGAAGGAGAGCTCACCGTTCCTCGACGGCGGCATCTACTTCATGTCCAACGGGGCGAGAATGGACGAAGACGGCAGGGAGGACAAAAGCACGAACCTCGACGACCTCGAGGCTGTCATCCCGTTCATCCCCTACTTCGACTACACGGTCGTTGACGTACCCCTGGAGGCAACGGGTAAGACAGAGGCTTTCCTAACTGCCCTCAACGACGCGCACCCCACCCAGACGCACTTCCTCGCCCCCCAAGGGTCACCTGAAGGGTTCGCAACCCTCCTGAACACGATCTACGACTCCGACCAGATCAGCAACAAGCTCTGCCGCCTACTCTCCGAGACAGCATGGCTGCACCCCGGCGGCGCGAACCCGAGCACCCTCAACTTCCTCGCCAGCGTCGCCCCCCGCATCGTGTGGGACCGTGACCCGTTCATCCGACAGATCGAAGCCCTCACAGGACCGCAGCGATGAAAGCCCTCATCTCAACGACGATCCAGCCAGACAGGTTCCCTGACTGGCTCATCGCCGCATCCGTCAGAGACTTCCTCACGGCAGCGCCGAGCGCGCTTACCGTCGAAGCTGTCGTCATCCACGACACGGAAGAAGAAGCGCCCGAAGCAATCGCAGCCCTCAAAGATCCGCGACTGCAAGACGCTCAGCTCATCTACGTTAACGACGAGCCAGACACAGCACTCGGCATGGCCATCACCGGCCTGAACGGCGCGATCTACACGGACTCCTACCTCCTCGAAAGTCCAGACCTCCTTGAGGGGATCCTGGCAGCGGGAACCGACCTCGTGCTCGCCGACGACGTATCCGGTGACAAGGACATCCTGCTTGCCTTCCGTGAATCAGTCCGCGAGGGGAAGACTCTGCCGAGTGCAGCCCTTGCGCTCATTGCGGAGTCATCATCCAACGTCGTCGCCGCATACGAGCGCTCCGAGGAAGAGCGCCGTGAGCAAGCAGAGGTGTCCGTCGGGATCCTCAGCGACATGAACGACAGTCTCGCCACCCTGAAAGAGCACGCGCGCAGGTCCGAGGCAACACTCAAGGCCGCTCGCGCTCAGCTCCAGAGCGCTCACACGAGCGGAAACGGTGGCCCGCGCATCACGAACTTCCCTCCGGTTGACTATCAAGGCAACAAGCCCATCTACAGGGTCAAAGACCTCGGCCACATGAAGTACCTGACCAGCTTCATGCTCGGGCTCCGAGACTACCTCCAAGACCGCCTCAACATGCGGCCCCGCCTCATCTTCATCGAGTCCCCATCCGCAGTGACCCGCACGCACTACCGAGAGTTCCCCTGGGTTGACGACTCCATGTCCAGCGACGACCCTGCGCTGCACGCCCCCGTGGTCTTCACGAGCAGACCCACCGCAGCGCTCCTGCACGACAAGCTCATCCAGGACAACAACTACAACGCCGTCATCTGTGTGGACCGCACAGTGCACAGTCACTCGCACATGGTGACCGGCTCCGCGTCGCGCACGGTGTACGCAGCGAACGGCCTCAGCTCCGTCGCAGGCTACACCAACTTCCCCCTAGCGCGACTCGTCACCTCGCACACCCTCTACGCGGGTACCCTCACCTACGTGCCCATGTTCACCCAATACCCAGAAAACGCCAACCGTCGCGTCAGCTCCTACGCTCAGCTGACCAGCCAGTACGAAGACCTCATGAAGGGCTTCGGTAGCCTAGCCGCCCGCTCATAAGGACACAACCATGGCAGCAACGAAAACGAAGAAGACCAACCCGCTCGTGCGTCTCCTTTTCGGAGGCCGCATCCACGAACCCGGACGACCCAAGAAAGTGGGCCGCTGGGATCTGATGAACCGCATCGCCTGGTACCACGTGTGGGCTGATGTGTTCACGACGAACACCCAGATGCGGGACTCTCGCACATTCCCCGAGCGCGACTACAACCTCTACACGAACAATCGCGCCTCTTTCTCCGGCAAGGACAACCTCGTCGCCTTCCTGTCCTTCGACGGCTACGGCACCACGCTCCCCATGCGGTTCCGCGCCGAGATGCGCAAGCGTCTCCACCCTACGATGCGCATGTTCTTCACGGACTACAGCATCCCCACCGCAATCAACTGGGAAGACCCTAAACTCAAGGCGCTCCTACGCAACTACCAGAACACCGCTGAGGAAAACAAGAGCATCGGGGACAACGCCTTCGAGTACCAGAAGAACGCCACCGACCTCGCACGCGACCAGTGGCGCGAAGAGAGTATCGTCTACCTCTCCAATGCAACCAGCACCGACCGACAGCTCGAGTTCTTCGAGTACCGCTGCCACGCAACCGTCATGGGTATCCGCGGCGAAGACTTCGACGAATCACTCGAAAAGATCGAGCAGTTCTGCACCCGCAACGGCATCACCGTCAATCGCGTCGTCCAGCACCTCGCCGACTTCACCGCCGCGTTCTCCCCGTTCAGCATGGACCACAGCCGCAAGTCCTTCGGTCGCGTCGGAAAGAACGTGTTCTCAGACGAGATCATCGCCCGCTTCACCGGCTACGACCAGGGCCGCATCGGCACACACGGCTCCTACATCGCCCGCGACGTGAGCTCCGGCTACCCGATCCTCTACAAGTTCCGTGAGAACGACGTGGACGCGGAAAACTTCGTCGTCATCGCCGAAACAGGTGGCGGCAAGTCCTTCTTCGTGAAGAACCTCCTCAACGAGCTCATGAAGTACTCCCGCGTTCGACTCACCATCAACGACGTGGAAGGCGACGAGTACACGCCGCTCGTCAGCTTCTACGCCAACCACGACTCCTGCCTCATCCTCAACATGGCTGAAGGCCAGGGCAGCTACTTCGACCCCGTTGAGATCATGAGCTCCGGCGACCTCGCAATCGACGCTGAGAACGGCACCTACGGCCTAGGCGTGAACTACACGCTCTCCTACCTCAGCGCCCTCATGGGATCCCACCTCCACACCTACCAGTGGGCCGAAAGCATCCTCAAGAACGCCATCAGCGTCGTCTACCGCGACGCGGGCGTGCTAGGCGATGACGCGCACACCTGGAAGAACAGCAAGGGCCTCACCCTCTACAGCGTCTACCAGGTCATCAAGGACGGCCACGAAGCACTACGCACCGGAGCCGCCATGGGAGACTACCGCGCCAGCGACGAGGACTACATCAAGTCCCTCACGTTCGTGCGCGCCCAGCTCGCCGAGTACTTCGAGCCCGACGGCTCTCGCGCCAGCGTCTTCTCCAACCGAGTCTCCACCGAAGACGTGGCCAACGCCCGCGTCGTCCTGTGCTCCTTCGGCATGAAGTCGAAGGCCACCGTCATGGTGGACGAGGTGCAGCTCCAGCTCTCCCAGCTGTCCGCAGCGTCGATCCACCACGTGCGTTCCCTGACCTGCAAGCGTGAGGGCAAGTTCAACGTCACCGTGTGGGAAGAGCTCCAGCGTTGGGCTGAGTTCCCCAGCGCCGCCGGCATCCTCGGTACCGCTATCACGGGTGGCCGCAAGATGGGCGACATCAACCTCATCATCAGCAACCAGCCCTCGATGTTCATGGATGCAGGGTCGAAGCTCAAGATCTTCGAGAACGTCCAGTCGGTCGCTATCGGCGCGATCCGTGACGCGAACGTCCGCAACGAAATCGCCGACAAACTCAGCATCGGCTACCTCAAGGGCGAACTCACCATGCTCGCCACAGCAACCAGCAAAACGTCCGAAGACGGCGCAGAATCGCCCTACAAACGCGCGTTCGTTATCAAGCTGTCCACTGGAGAGGTTACCCTGGGAAAGGTGGCGCTCCCCGACGGCATCGCACAGTCCGAGCTGTTCAAGACCGGCTCTGTTGAAGCAGTCGAGGACACCGCCATTGAGGAGGCCTCGAGCGGCGCAACAGCGTTCCAGGATCCCGACGATCTCCAACGCGAGATCGACAGCCTCCTCCAGCAGGGGCCACCGCTACGCCGACGCTCACGACGCACACAACAAGCCGCCGTCGAGCCGCCGACAGAAGCAGCACCCGCCTCGGACGGCTGGGACTTCTCAGCCCTCAACTAGCCAGCTAGACACACATTAGGGAGACAAAAATGAAGGTTACGGCCTCCCCCTCCGGCCAGCAGCGCCCCCCACAGCGCCAGCAGGCCCCCACGCCAAACCCCCGTCCCGCGCCGCGCCCACAGCAGCCAGCAGTGGCCGACAACATGCGTGACGAGGAGGAAGACCTCACCGCTTCTGAGCGCGTCATCAAGTTCGTGCGCACCAAGTGGAAGATCATCCTCCCCGTCCTCCTTGTCCTCGTCATCGCCGTGGTCTACTGGTTCTCACACTCAGCGTCATCCGCGCGCGCGAACGAAGAGAGAGTCCGCGCCCTCGCGCAGTCCGGCTCCACACCATCCGCGTCCGAGTCTGCGGGCCCCGACGGTGTTGACCAGCTCCTCATGAACCAGCAGCCCACGCTGCGCGAGAAGTACGGCACCCCGAAGTCTGGGTTCATCTGGGATGTGGACGGCACCCTCCTATCCCTCGGTAACCCCGACACCCCACCCGACGAGGTTGCCTACGCCTACCTGCGTGCCCTGAACACGTTGGACTTCACCACCGCCGAAGCGAACTCGCGCCGCTCGTCCGTTACAACGACCTACGCGGACTTCTTCGACACCGACACGGCCTCCAGCACCGACTACAAGGACCAGTACCAGCGTGACCGCTACCGCCTCGGTCTCCTGTCCCTACAGGTCCAGTCCGTCACCCGCGGCGCGAACTTCTCCACCGACAAGCAGGTCTACACGGTACGAGCCAAGATGCTCGACTTCACCAACAAGACGTTCTGGACCAAGGACCGTGACACGATCTTCCAGAACCTCCGCGACTACAACAAGGGCGAAAGCGACGCTGGTAAGGGCGACCAGTACGTCTACACGTACATCACGAACGCCTACCAGCAGGCCGTCGATCACCTCCAAACCACAGGCCCCCAGGACGGTGATGCTCCCATGCGTGACGTGACGTTCGATCTCACCATCCAGCGCTACCCCGCACAGAACAGCGGGTGGCTCGTCTCCATCGACAAGGATCTGGACAACCTCCTGCGCAACACCGACGGCGTTGACGTGGCAACCTACATCCGCGAGCAGTACAAGGACGCGAACCGATGATCTGGTCAATCCTCACCATGCTGTTAATCCTCAGCAACGTCGGAGTCCACTCCCTCAAAGACCTCGACGAGAAGTACCGCAACGGCTTCCACGCGATCTCCTGCATCGTCGCAGCCGTCGCCCTCGTCATCGCTCTCATCACCGTCCGATAACCTCACAGAAAGGCCTAACGGTTATGGCCCTCCCCGCCAACGGCGACGACGCGCTCGCACGCTTCAACGCTCGCAACCAGGAACCCGAGTTTGCGCCCGGAATGGGTGACGAGTCCATCTGGGGCATGGACTCCGGCCCCTCAAGCAGTTCCTTCAATGACCCCTTCGGTGGCCCGTCGCGCTCATCCTCGTTCGACAGTCCCTTCGGTGGCGGCAACAACGACCCCTTCGGTTCCTCCGGCTTCGGCTCCTCCTCTCCGTCACCGTTCGGAGGCCCGTCCTCTGACCCGTTCTCCCCTTCCTTCGGCCAGCAGGGCCCGCCGCCCGCGTCCTTCGGCCAGCAGGAACAACAGCCGCAGACGGCATCCGAGGCGATCAGCCAGGCAGCACAGCAGGCAGCGTCGAAAGCTGGGCGTGGTTCCTACGAGTTCACGAAAGCCGCCGTTGTCGCAGCGAAGAGTCACACGGCAGCGTCCGTGAGCGGCATGGGTGCAGCCACCATGAAGACCAGCGGCGTTGTCTCAGTGGCGGGCGCGGGTATGTGGCTCCTGTCGAACTTCCTTCCCGCGCTCGCAGTCGGCTACTACATCCTGGTTGGTGCAGCCGTCTCCGCCCTCATTGGCATCGCGACCTTCGCCGGTGGTTACATCATCGACCAGAAAGACGACGTGCGCGAGCAGCTACGCCGACCAGAACCCGAGCCGGAACCCGCACCCGTCGTCGAGCCGCAGCCCCTCCCCGTGTTCGACGAGCTTGAACCCGCGAGCGCCCCCGCCCCCGAGCCTGAGCAGGAATCGGACAGCTGGGACTGGAATGATCTCATCCCCGACGAGGAACCCGCCGAGGACGTGGACTACGACTCCCTCGAGTCCGACCTCGAGAGCCTGAACATGCAGAAGGGCACCCAGACCCGACAGTTCATCTACGAGACCCTGACGAAGGGCCTGCCGTCGATTAGCCCCAAGTTCGCAGACATGCGCAACCTCCGTGAAGGCAGCAAGGAATGGGCGATCTGGGCTGAACTCATCCGCGACGCAGCCAAGCAGGTCGGTACCCGTGAAGACCTCCTCCCGGACCTCAAGGACGCTTCCGAGAACCCCTTCATGTTCAAGCTGACGATCAGCCGCACCCCACGCATGAAGACCCAGGCAATCGCCGATGAGGTCGTCAACATCTACAAGTACGACGACAACGGCAACCTCGAATACCCAAACGCCTACGCCACCAGTGCCGAGTCCGGGCCTCGCGCGTTCATCAGCATCTACAAGGGAGCCAAGATCGACATGATCTCCCTCGCTGACATGTACGCCTCATCCCCCGACGCACAGAAGTTCGTGCGCGACCCCAAGACCGAGATGCCCGTCGTCATCGGCACCACCGGCGACGGCAGCGTCAAGGCCGTGGACCTCCTCAAAGCCCCCGCCATCGTCGTCTCCGGCGAACCCCGAAGCGGTAAGTCCTGGATCGTCAAGCTCATCCTCAACCAAATGTGCGCCTACATGAGCCCCAACGACCTGCACCTCTACATCGGCGACCCGAAGAACCAGATCAGCGAGTACGCCAACTACAACCTGCCGCACGTGCGCCGCAAAGAGTACACCGTGGACTCGGTGATCGACATGCTCCGCTACCTCGTCAACACCGAAGCCCCACGACGCAAGAACATCATGCAGCAGTACGGGTACGTCAACGTCCTCGAGTTCCGACGCGACCACCCCGAAGTCACCTTCCCGTTCCTGTACGTCGTCCTCGATGAGATGATGTCCCTCGCCAACGCTATGGGCAAGGAAGACGCTCGCGAGTACCGTGAGCTCATCGAGCGGTTCGTGTCCGAGTTCCCGGCCCTGGGTATGCGCGCAATCTTCATCCCCCACCGCGTGAAGAACGACGTGATCCCCAAGAGCGTGTCCGAGCTGATCTCCGTGCGCATCACTGCGAAGTCAGCCAGCGACGCGAGCGCCGCCGAAAACCTCGGCCTGAACTCAGCCAGCGAGTTCCCGTACAAGCTCTCCAACGCTGGCGACGTGGCAGTGCGCATCGCCGACATCAACGACGGCGCACCCACGTACCTGCGAGCAGCAGTCCTCGCCCCCGACACGAAGGGCATGGAACGCCTCGAGTCCTACATCGGCCACTACTGGGACAAGCTCGACCCCGTTAACGAGGAGGAGCCCGAACCCCCGGCTCCCGAGCCGAGGCCAGCTCCAGCAGCCCCGCGTCCTTCTGGTAGGAAGCGCAGCAGCACTAAGGCCATGTTCGACCGGATCGGCGCTGCGCACGCAGACAGCTCACCCTCAACGCCCGCCCCGGCAGAAGAGCCTGACGCTTTCTACCCCTTCGGCGACCAGGACGACACCAACATGATTCCCGCACGCGAGGAGACTCCGGCGGGTGACGATCCGTTCCAGTCGGCATTCCAAGGGGACGACACGGGCGACGAGACGGAACCACCAGCACTGACCAGCGAGGAAAGCGCCAACCTCGACCGCGAGTCCTTCTGGGACACCTTCTAGGAGACACGAACCATGATCCTGGACATCGACCCCGAAGTCGCACAGCAGCTCCAAGCCGCTCAAACCACCTACCACCAGAATCGGGTGATCGGCACCGGCAACTACGAAGCCCTCATGCAGAAGATGTTCGACGAGTTCGAGCAGACAGAACGAGAGCAAGGCTTCGCGTTCCTATCCCACCCCCGCCCCATCACTCCGGCCACCCGCTCGGAGTACATCGAGCCGCTACGACGGATCCAAGGCGAAGCGCCCCTGACTGGCGATGCCCTCACGGCTCTGGTCAGTAGCTTCCCCGACTCTGAACTGGAGGCCATGAGTGCTGATCCTAACCATCAACGGCCAGCGCCAAGTGCTCCCGACCGGAAGGCCACCCGCAGCCGTGTCACACAGACCAAGGCGACGAGCAGCAAGAACTCTCGTTGTGATGCTGATGGTGAGCGCCGCCGTCGCACTCAGCAAGCCCCACAGAGCGCCGCAGGGCGCGCCAAAGGCCCAGCGGTAGCGTCAAAGCCTGTTCGTGACGCACACGCGCCTACAGGGGCCGTCACGGACTCCGTGTACGAAGCGCCCGCCACCATCAGCGAGTTCCTACGCGCCCACCCCGGCGCAACCTTTGAGGACACCATCCGATACTTCCCACGCGCCGCCGTCGAAAAGCAGATCCGCGTCGGCAACATCGTCAGCAGACAAGGACGGCTCTACCTATGACGACCCCGGAAATCACGCGCGTGAAGATCACCCACATCCCCGACGAAACAACACGCGGGTTCCTCTGCGAAGCAGCCGCCTACATCGGCGACTTCCTCGTCATCACAGACATGCGCCTCATCAGAGAACCCGATGCGACCTACAGCCTCCGAATGCCCTCACAGTACAACCACTCCAAAGGGCGACGCTACGAGGTCTACCACCCCATCAACCGAGACTTCTACACCGCCCTACGCGACAGCATCATCGCCGCATACGAAAGCACGAAAGGCGCTCGCACATGACGCACTGGTTTACCAGCGACCTACACCTCGGCCACGAGAGCGTCGCCCTTGTGCATCGTGGCGCGCGCAGCGTCGAACAGCACGACCAAGCTATCGTCAGCAACCTCCTACGCTGCCTCCAATCCGGGGATGACCTCTACGTCCTCGGCGACCTCTCGCTCGGCAGGAAACGCGACATCGACCATGCCGTCGCACTCCTGGCCCCAGTGTCCAAGCGTGTCGGCTACAAGCACATGCACCTCATCCGCGGCAACCACGACCCGAAGGCCAGGTGGGCGACGCTGCACCTCGCGGAAGTGTTCTCGACGATCACCGACTCGATGGTCCTCCAGGTCGCCGACATGCCGACGCTCATTCTGACGCACTATCCGTCCAGACAGGTCGCCAACATGGTCGCCCACACAGGCGTTCCCGCCGGGTGTTCATCCAACGCCTTCGACCCGAAAGTCCTCTACAGCAACTCACTCACCCGCGACGAGCCCCACGTCCTCCTCTACGGACACACCCACGACAACGCGCCCACCCGCCCCGAATGGGGAAGTCTCGACATCAATGTCGGAGTAGACGCATGGGCCTACCAGCCCGCCAGTCTCGACCACCTCCGCGCCCACATCAACCCGAAAGGAACACGCGCATGACCACCACCCTCACACCCCTTACTCCCAGCCGCCTCGCCCACATGAACGCCACAGCGAACCGCGCCTACGAAATCGCCAAGACCATCTTCGGGAAGACGGAGGACCAGGCGCGCGCACTCTACGTCCTGGGCCTTCTGCACGATGTTGGTTACGCCTTCAACCCCAACGATCACGCTCACGCAGGCGGTAGCATCCTCATCGGCCTGGGAGTCGCAGCAGATGCCGTCTACGATCACGGAGACCCGAATGTCGGCTTCATGGATGATGAGCTCCTGATTATCAACGCCGCCGACATGACGACCTCCCCGACCGGCGCGCCCATGCGCATGGAGGATCGCCTCAAGGACATTGGAGACCGCTACGGAGAGGACAATCCGCGCCTCATTCTTGCGCGTGAAGTCGCCGACCGCATCAAGTATGAACTCGCCAGGCGAAGCCTGCCAACGTCCTGGCTCTGACCCCCGCCCCCCTGCCGTATCTCGCTCTGGGAACGGCAGGGGTTTTCCATGCCCTGAAACATGCTCACAACGGGCGGTTTCCCGTGGTTTTGCCCCAAAATGCGATAAACTATGAGGGTAACGAAACCTCTCACAGGAAGGAGTGAGCCGGTGCCCCTCATCACCGAGGTCGCCAAACGCCTACGTAGCGTCGCCCCCAAGCTCGCATCAGCCCTCCCCGCGCAGTGCTCCCGATGCGAGTGGCCCCTCGCCTCCTCTATCGACCTCGCAGCGATCATCTGTGTCAACCCGCGCTGCCCCGCAAAGATCGAGGACTACGCCTACCACGTCATTCAGGGGATCGACGTGACGACCGTCAGCCCTGACGACGTGCGCAAGTACGTCGAACAGACAGGCACTCGCAACCCGCTCTCAATCCTCACCGTGCAGCCAGGGGAACTTCTCTACGAAGGCGCGGACCCTGCACTCGCGGACGACATCAGCGAAGCGGTCGCAGCGGCAGACCTGACACCGGCTGAGTTCGTTGCCCTCCCACATCTGCCTCACGTGGGCCGCGACGAAGCTGAAGCGCTATTCACTGACGACGTACCGCTCGAGCGAGCCTACAAGCCCATCAAGGACGGTGGTGTGCCCTACGTGCAGGCCCGCCTCGCGATCCCCAACGACACGGTATCCCTACACGCTGGGCGCGTGTACGAAACCCTCCTCGAGTTCGAGGAAGACCTCACGACAACCTGGAAGCAACTGGAGAAGACCAAGTGACTACCCCCCGCAAGACTCCCCAAAACCTCATCAGCGTCTACACGAACGCTGCCGGGCACACGTGCGTCGCCCTGTTCATCAAGGGCGTTAAGGAACCTGTCTGGTGGCGCGCATACCGCCCATCCGACGCGGAGAACGTCAGCCGCACCGGGGAACTCCTCGCGAAGCTGACCCTCGCTCTCCCGGCGCTCGCGAAGAAAGTCCAGTACCCGGTCATCTTTCAGGTGCGCTCACCCATCATCGCGCGCATCCTCTGGGAAGGTCATCAGCCTGAGAAGTACCGGAACCTGATCCGTCCCCTCATGTGGCAGGGCATCGACCGTCTCCCCCAGCCCGTCGTCGAAGTAGCGATCAGAGCCAACCCGAAAGCCAAGGCGCTTCTCAACGCGCCACGCGAACCCGAAGAGTACGTCAGCATCATGCCCGACCAGCCAGACAACACAGAAAGACCACACCCATGACAAAAAAGTACCCAGACCTCGACCCAGACGTTGAGATCACCGACATCCCCATCCCACCGGCCCTCAAACGCGCTGCCTCCATCGTCAAGAACTTCTACACGCAAGCTCTCGACTTCTCCACCCCCATGAGCCGACGCGACTACTGGCCCACCGCAGGCTTCTACGCCGCTACAACCCTGATCGTGTGGTGGTGGTGGACAACCGGCCTCATCTACGTCGCTACCACCCGCGGCGACTTCTTCCACAACCGCCACGAAGCCATCGCTCGAGCGATCCCCATCATTCTCGGGTTCTCAGTCTGGCTCATCATCCAGACATTCCCATTCCTCGCCGCCACAAGCCGCAGGCTCGTTGACGCGGGCTACCACTGGACCCCATCGCTCCTAGTGGTTGTTCCCGGAGTGAACCTGTTCATCCTCGCTGCGTGCGCCCGCCCCACAGTCGTTGCGGTAGATGCCACTACGAAGAAGATGGGAGAGGACTCATGAAGCAGGCTGAGACAACCGTGTGTGACTTGACCAAGCTCAAGGACTTCCTGCGCGAACAGCGCCTCAAGCAAGTCGCAAAGAAGGCAGCGTGAAGTACTTCCCCCGCGTGCGTCGCCCCAGCCACCACCAGGTCTGGGGCATCTTCGCTGACATCGACACCATCGCCAAGCATGTTGACGTTCCAACCGTCGAGATCATCACCAGCTTCCTCGCGAACCCCGACAAGGCAGTGAAGCTCAACGCCGCAGCCTACTCCCGCACCGTCGCAGTCAACGCTGGACACAGGCAACGCAGCATGTGGCAGCGCGACATCCCCCTCCTAGCCGATCACGCCAGCGACGGCAGTCCCCTCGCTGTTACCGCATACGGGCTCACAGAACACGAGCTCATCAACCGTGCCCCCGAAGCGTACAAGCCTGATCGACACTTCGGGATCTACGACGAGGACGCGGAACTCGCCCGAGAGATGCAGGCCCTCACCAAGCGGTACGAACGCGAAGGCGTGAACCTGACCGTCATGATCGAGAACGCCTCCACTCACCCGGCAGCAGCGAGCAACCTCTGGGAGTTCATCACCCGACACCCCCAACACCGAGGCCTCATCACCCGCTACCTGGGAGCCGTCAACGCCCCGACAGAAAGAGACACACTATGAGCCCTAAGCGCATCCAACGCCAACGCACTCGCGGGTGGAAAGCCCCCGCCGGGGCCGTCTACGTCGGCAGGGGAAGCATCTACGGCAACCCGTGGAAGGTAGACCCCGCAGCAGCGCCACAGCCGGGGATCGTCGCCACCCACGAGGAGGCAGTCGCGCTGTTCACCAAATGGCTACGCTCCACCCCAGACGGGCAGGCAGTCGCACGCCAAGCCCGCAAGCACCTCGTCGGACACGACCTCATGTGCTGGTGCCCAAGCAACAAGCCATGCCACGCCGACGTGCTCCTCGCCATTGCTAACCCGCAAGCCGCCCGTCCTGCGGTCCACGTAGTGAACGCAGTTCGACGTGAAGATGCCGACTACACGGCCTTCTTCGTCACCGAAGCATCCATCAAAGAACTCGCAGAGAAGTACTACCAGTCGTTCACCCTGAACCGTGACCAGCATGGCTACTACCTGTCCCTCGGACACAACACGGGCCTCGTTGCGCGCCCTGGCACCGTGATCGTCGAAGGCCCCCACGGGTGGGGCGACTGGGAAGTCATGACCAAGGACGAGTACAACGACCAGTACGAGACGGTAGGAGCCGCACAATGAGACTCCCACGCAGCCCCTACAAGCGCGCAGAAGCCGCCATCGACTCCTGGGACTACGAGAGCGAAGAAGGGCAGGAAAAAGCCCGCACAACCGCCGTATTCACGATCCCCGCAGCCCTCATCCTCCTCGTCATCGTCATCGTCGCTATCGTGATGCACCTGGCCGGCGCGTTCAACCCTGAGCGCGACGCATACCAGGAAGCCCAATCCCACGTCGAAGACATCACCCGCCGGTCAGAACGAGGCCTCGACAAGACCCGCACCGACAAGCCAGCCAACGGCGACACAACCGACTGGACGCTGTTCCCGTCCCTCCCCGACGGCGCATCCTGGAACACCAGCAACGTCGCCTACCATGACACCTGCCTCTCACAGCGCTCGCAGGTCCAAGACGCGCTCACTAGCCGCTACCAGTACCTCAAGACCGGCATCTACCCCGTCGCCTACGCACCCACACTCGCCGACACCCCCACTGACTGCCCCGCCAGCCTCGACGGGTACGTGTTCCTCTCCGACGGCGCGACCCCCGTCCTCTACGTCGCCCACATGAACGCCGGAACCCCAGACGCAGACAACGTGACGAACATGGTCACCGCCAACGCCTCCATGGCCACATGGGAGGCCATGTTCCGCAGCCTCGACGCAGACAACCACCTCCAGGTCCGCAACCTCCCCGATGGGTGGGACATCGCCGCGCTCGTCTACCCGTGGAACCAGACCCCCGCCACGCCCGTCGCGTCCATGTTCGACCTCGCCACCCTCGACGCAACCCCGACCCTCTACGTCGCCGGCTACCGCACCCCCACCCAGCCTGACGACAACTACCAAGCAGCGTGGGCGGCGGCGACCGCCAGCAGCCCCGGCCCCAACCACACGCCCCCGCCCGTGGTTGTCCTCGACGCAGCACAGGCGAAGCCGCTCCTAAACGGACAAACTACCTGGTTTACGACGCTCAACAAGTAAGCCAGTCAGAAAGGACACGCCCACATGCTGCGCAACGTCACAATCAATACGAGCGTCGGCCCCCTCGTAGGTGTCGCCGCTGAAAACGGGGTCGTCTACGTCAACGGTACTCCGCACGCGCTCACCATGTACGGGTACGACAAGCAGACAGTCCTATGCGTCATCCCGTTATCAGGCACCGTCGTCCGAGTCCCCGACGAATACCAGCCGCTCCCCGAGACATTCCCCGGCATCCCCGAGACGCTGAACATCAACCACCCGGACCAGTGCGTCGGCTTGCCCGATCCGATCCCCGGCATGTTCATCATCGTGTCCCGCGTCGCCGCCGAAGCCCTCAAGATCTACCACCGCCCGGACATCCGAGTCCCCGGCGAACCAATACGCGACCGCACCGGCATCCAGATCGGAGCCGTCGGCATCTCCCACTACGTCTGAAAGACCGCCATGTACCACAACCACATCCCCCACAATCAGCGCCCCCTCGAAGACCTTCTCAACGGCAACATGCAGCTAGGCCACAGTCGCCACCCCCAGCGGGCAGGCCTCCGGTGGGCGGGTCACGACGCACAACCCGAAACCATCGTCCGCATCACGGAAGTCTGCGACAGCTTCATCCTGACGTGGACAGACCTCTTCCAGATCGGCACACCACGCGAGCTCGGACTCACCGACCTCCTCTCCAGGTACATCAAGCCCGGCAAGCAGTACGAGTATCGCATGGACTTCATGCACCCGGACTCGGTGTTCCTCATCGAAAAGGGCGGAGTCAACACGCTCATGGTTAACCTCGACGGCTCCATCGTCCACGCACCCGACACCCCCAAGGCCATCAAGAACGTTCACGTCATCCTCGGCTACCAGACGGAGTATGAGCCATTCCGGTGGGCGGGCGGTCTTGACGATCAAGCGAACGACGCGATCCTCGTTTCCCCCAACGCACTGCCCGTCTCGCACCTGCGCACGCTCCTCACAGAGGACGTGTCTCTCCTGGCCCTCCTCGTCTCCCAGATCCGCGACTACCACAAGCTCCAGCTCGGCTACGACGGCACCTCAGCCTGGCTCAGCCCCTCTGGGAAACGCCCCCGCCCCCGCACCAACCCCACAGGCCTCTACCTGCCCAGCAGGGCTCGCTCGAGTGTCCTCCTCACGGTTGGTCCCAAAGGCAGCGGAGCTTGCCACATATACACAGGAGAGCACGCCCGCCCAACGCACTGGGCTGAAATCAGCCTCGACTACGGCCTTGACCGTGCCGTCAACGGCCAATATGGAAACAGGTTCCCACGATGAGCACTACTAACACCAACGACACCGAGATCCCCTACGTGGACGCAGCAGCACTCGCCCCCTACTGGCGCGAGAACACGCCCATCTGGGAGGGTGACCCTACCAAGACCTACACCTGGTGGTGCATCAACGCCCACACGTTCAGGACCACAGCCGTGAACGCCTACAAGATCGTCCTCGAACGAGGTGGGCAGCTCATGTGCCAGGCCTGCATCGACGGCCTCCCCGTCCCGCCCGCGCCGTTCGACTCCATGGGCTACAGCACGGGAGCGTGGTGACTCATGGCCGGTTACGCCGATGACTGGTCGATGAGTAACAACGCCATCGACGCATACGCCCGCGGCCTGCGCCCACGATCCAAGTGGACCAAGGCTGACATCCTGGACGCGCTCCCCGCCGACGCTCGCGCCTACCTGAAGCTCGACCAATACCCGCTCGAGTTCCTACGCGAGTACTTCCTCTACCCCGAGGAATGGCATCACACGTCGAAGCTCTACAACGAGACCGAGTTCTACCGTCCAAGGATCAACTCCATCGACGACACGCCCGAGGACGTGCACGACCTCTACCTGTACTGGCTGCAACGCCAGCAGAAAGCCCAGGCGGCGAAAGCCGCCGCCCCGCGCAAGGTCCGCGTCACCTACACGCACTGGATCGACAAGCGACACTACAGGACTGTCACCGAGTACGCGCTCGTTTGCGGATCCTGGATATACACGCAGAGCGGCCTACGCAAACGAGCCGACGGCACCAACATCCACATCGACGAAACCTACGAGCGCGCCCCCAAGGGCACAGCCAAGATCTTCCAGGAGATCGAACGCCGCATGAAAGGAAAATGACACGCATGATGAGCATTGACGAAGCCCTCAGCACCATCATCGGCGCAACGTACACAAGGTGGATCGAACACCGTACCGAGTCCGGCAACTGGTCGCGCAGGCAGCATCAGAAGACCCGACGCATCCTCGAGCCTGCACAGGTGCGGCATCTCGTTAAAAACCCGCTACCAGGAGAAAAGCGCCGCCACCTCCGCGACACACCCCTCCCCACGCGAATCGTGATCGAGCACGACGAGCACACGCGGACGGTCACAACTATCGAATACCACCATCAAACGAACGCAGCATGAAGCGGTGACCGCCAGCAGTGTCGGCGCGCCTACATGCACGCGCGGGAAACGCAGATAGCATCTGCTTACCCACGAAAGAAAGGAACAAGCCCATGACAAAACGCGAGCTCGTTGCACCGCCAGTCGGAACCATTTACCAAGTACGCCGCCATGGCTGGCGCGCTGGCCTCCTCGATAACGAGTACTGGCAGGTTGAGCGCCGCACCGAAAAAACCGTGTGGCTACGCCGCCTCGTTACCGACAGCGAAGGAAAGCCGATACCTGGCATGGCTCACTCAGGCTTCCCCCTACGTCAGTGCCGAGTCCTCCAAGATGCGCGCCTGCGTATCCGCAAGGACGCATACAAAGACGTGTACGTAGACCTGTACCGCGACATCTACACGCCAGCAAGCTAGTCGAAGAAGAAGGCAACATGTCGCACATGCGAGACCGCTTCACTCTCCCGCCAGTAGGAACTATCTACTGGTCCCAAGCGCGAGAGCGCGCGTGGAAGGTCGTGAAGCGCACCGAGAAGACCCTCTGGCTCCAAGAACTCGAGGTCACTCACTCGAGGACCGCGCCGCCGACGATCAGCCGATCAACCGTGATCGGCGATGTCATCATGCGCCGCATCGACAACACGGGAAGCATCTGCCCCGACGAGAACACCACCCTCCACCCATACAGGGACATCGCATACAAGCCTGAGTAGGAAGGAAACCCCCCGTGGCATCCGTGAAGCCTACCCCGCTCATGCCGGTCGAAGCCATCGTCCGCATGTGCGATCCGCGCGAAGGCATCTACTACTACGAGGTTGTGCGCAGTGCACCGAAAACAGTCTGGCTGCGTCAGGTGACAACTGTCGAAGCGTTTGTCCTACGCACCTTTGACTTCGCTCGCATCCCCGTTCAGGGAGGCTTCGTGAACGACACTATCATCCCCTGCCGACTCCACAAGGACGGCAAACTCTACATCAGGGGCCACCAGGTGCGCCGATACCGCGGCGAAGTCCACGACCCCCGGTACGACACCTAACACCCAACGAAAGGAACACCCCAATGGCTACCGCCACACCCCAGGCAATGCCCGTCGGAACCATCCTCCAAATGTGCGACCTGTCGTTCTACGAGGTCGTTCGAGCGACCGCTAAGACGGTTTGGGTTCAGGAACTCCGAACAAAAAACAGAACCCCTACTGGTGTTTGGTCCGCTACTCCCATCCGAGGGGCCTACATGAACGATACGAAGCTGAGGTGCCGCTGTAACCCCACTGACGGCTTCGTCAAGATCGGCATTTACAAATGCTACGTCTACACGGGTTTTGCCTGGTAAGGCTAACCGACCTCGAAACAGAAAGGAAACTCCAATGACTACCACAACATCCGACACCCCGGCTATGCCTGTCGGCACCATTCTCCGAGCAGGCGACAAGTACTACGAGGTTGTACGAGCGACAGCCAAGACAATCTGGGCGCAGGAACTCCAGACAGAAACACGGAGAGACATCGGCGGCTCCTGGTTCACTCTCCCTATCCGAGGAGCCTACGCGAGCGACGAGAAGCTGATGCGCCGCCCCAGCCGCATCGACTACTCCATCTGGTTCGGCAACGACAGGGCCTACTTCTACGAGGGTGGAGTCCTGTAGGGCTAACCTCCCTCGAAAGCGGAAAGGAAAACATTATGTACGTCGGCAAAAGTGAACTCGAGGCAATCGCCACGTGGTTCAATCTCGTGGACAGTGAAACTGTCGCTCAGGCGAACGGGCTGAAAGAGTGGCAGATGCCGGAGGGAAACTGGTGTTGGGGCTGGAACTTCCAAAATGAAGACATGCCACATACTGAATCAGACCCCACACAAGTCAGGTACACGACAAACAGCTACGGACATGGCATATTTTCTCTCGACGGGCGACACCAGCCCCTAGGAACGGACAGTATTGACCTGGGGGACGGCGACTTGCGTAGTGCGGTCCTTGGGTTGAGCACTTACTACTGTGAAACCACTGGACGCCGCGACTACGAACGGTACTGCCACCAGGAGGGGATGCGCGTCGGCTCGAAGGCGAGCATCCTTTCGTTCATGGACACCTGTGTAGCGAAAGACAGGATGCGTATGCGTTTGTATGCCAGGTAGCCCTTAGTGGTGGAAGTGGGGCCTGTGAGTGGACTATGCGGGCGCTTTGCCTGTATGATCGTTCTGGCGGTGCCCCACTGTGGTGGGTTCCTTCCGCTTTCTGGGTTATGGACCGGCCTGAACCTCTCCGTGTGGGTTCGGGCCGGTCCTGTTTTTGCGCCTACTCCCCTACGCCCCCATGTGATCTACTTAACCAATTAATGAGGTTAACACGCTTGCGGACACAATAAAACCGACTAGACTACCAATCAACCCCAGAAAACAAACAGAAGGAACCGCAATGACTTCCAAGACCTACAGCTTCATCACGGGCGCACTCACCGGCCTTGCCCTCACCCTCTACGTCCTCATCTGGACGACCGCCACCGGCGACGGCGGCGCATGGGACTCTGGCCTGGGCATCGCCCTCGTGGTCGCCATCATCGCCCTCATTGGTACCTTCGTCGCTCAGGACCACATCAAGGAGGATGTGCACCATGCTGGCAACAACTGACACCCCCGCAGTCGAGGAAGCCCCGACGTACACCGTCATCATCGGTTCCGGGCTTCTCGACCAGGAGATCGCATGGCGCTACGACCGGGCACCCCTCACTCCCGCGGCCATCGACGCAGAACGCCAGCTTCTCAGCGTGTACGCGGATGCGGAACTCGACGGCGACCCCCTGCGCTCCCCCGCAGACCTCATCATCCTCCTGGGAGCAGCAGCAACCGTCCTACGTGCCGAAACCACGACGCTCGCGGGAGAGGGCCACTACCAGGCGCTCACGCGAGCCCTCAACGGCTACAACGCCGAAGACGGCAGTGCCGACGACTGGAACACCTGGCGCACCCCCACCGCCACACCAGAAGCCCGCATCGACTCGCTCGTGCGCATCATGGCACACGCCCAAGCACTGCTCAACGAACGCCGCTAACAGGAGAACACGTGTACAAGCTAGAAATCAGCAAGATAGCGCTTCAGGACTACGTGGATGCCAGGTTCACGCCCGCCTCCAGTGCGGACGCTGACGTGACTGCGGGCGACGCACTCAATAACGCCGACAACGCCACCATCGACTACGACAAGATCGCAGCCGATGCAGCCGACATCCACAACAGCTCCCTAGCGGCTTTTGATCGCATCGTTAACAGCCTGAAAGTCCTCGATAGCAACCGCGCTTGGTTCACCGAACGCATCGTCTCACCCTCCGGCTACATCGCTATCCCCGCACACGTTGATAATGCCACCCGGATTAAGCTCCTGGAACTGGGTAGCGAGTACTTCGACGCAGCCAGCGAAGCAGAAAACTACCTGTTCAAAGCCGCCAAGATCCTCCAAGGTACGATGGCAAACAGTGCGGCCCTCGCGCTCATCGCCGAAGTGCACCGACTCACCCACCAGGAGGGAGAAGTCGGAGACCTCCTGCGCGACCTCCAAAGCAAAGGCCACTTGGAAGCCATCGTCAACCTCGACAACAACGCGCACCCCTTCTGGCTAACCGGAAGCAGCGGCATAGGGTTTGGCACCGACGAAGAAAAAGAGGCATTAGTTGACCAGGCAACAGCCGAGCTTCACGAGGCAATGAAACCCTACCAAAGGGCAACCGCCGCGCTCACGCTTGCCCGATTCTTCAAGAAAGAAACCGACGAATCAGGACGACTACTGTACAGGTGCTACTTCTTCAACACAAGCGAGTTCCGCCCCATCCGAGAGGTGGAAATCTCCAACAACATGCACTTCTTCGCCTCCGCCCTCCTTACGAGCTTCGACAACACCGTTAGCAAGTACCAGCAGGCTGAGAAAAACCTCCTGGAAACCATCAAGGCGCTACCAGCCGCCAATAAGAACGCGCAGGAGGATGCGCAGGATTAAACGCGCAGCCACGACACAAAAACTAACGCCACGCCAGCTTTGCACTCCTCATGCTGGTTGTGGGCCCTGCGAGCTAACAAGGAAAGAACACCATGACCAATAACGACTACATTAACCAGCTTGCCTCTAGCCTGTCGGAAAGCGTGCTGGGCCTCGCGAAGGTTGGCTACGCTGACCAGTTCATCACCAACGGCGTTGAAGCGTATCGAGGTGGGGAGGAAATAGCCCGTAAGGTTGCCGATTTACTTCCCCGTGTTCGAGAGAATCGTCGGGAGTTTACGGCCTATTTTGATGATCCGAGCGGGCAGATCGTAGAGCCTATTTTCCGTCGCTTCGACTACGAGACCCAGCGAAACCTCTCGCGCCTAGCTCGTGACTACTTCCATGCCGTTGACAGGTTCGAGGAATGGGCACAGGAGGGGATCCTCCTAGGGCAGATGATTCAAGAGCGAGGTGCAGTTCTCGCGTTCGCCGCTGAGCTGCAACGCCTCCTCCACCGCCCCAACAAGACAGGGAAAACCCTGCTAAAGCTACATCAAAAAGGCAAGCTCGAACTCTTCATTGACATGACTAGAGGCCCTGAATGGTGGCTCTTAGGGGACTGGGAGTCCCAGTATGATGCAGCAGTGAATGATGCTGCATCAGAAGCCCGACACGCGCTTAACGAGACGATGCGGCCTTTCCCTAGTGAGGTTGTCGGACGGATGTTCGTGCGCAGTTTCAACAAGCCTGCGAACTCCTACACGGGATTGCCGGGCAGCTGCTATGCGCTGAACATCTCATCCCTCCCCTCAACATGGGACGTGGAGAAAGACCTGAAGAACCTGATCGACGAATCCAAGCGTCGAATGAGCGTTGGGAAGGAATTGCTCAGAGCTGTCAACGGCTTTTCACAGTCACTTGTGAATGAGATTCTGGCCGCTCAGAAGAACCTGCTCGATCAGCTGCACCACTAGTCAGCTACGCACGCGAACAAGGGAGAAAACACTATGGACAACTACCTGGACTCCACGAGCCCCGAGTACGTGCATCGCATGGCTGCGTCGCTTGGCGCGAAGTGGGCGGCGCTGGAACCCTACGTCACGCCGGGGTCGCGTGTCCTCGACTACGGGTGCGGTATGCCCGTTGAAGACGGTATCCGCGAGCGCGTCGAAGCCGCTGGCGGCGTGTACGAGTGCCACGACATCAGCACCACCGTCGAAACCGCCATGCGGGACGCTGGAGCCACCTTCCGCACGCGAGAAGATCTCCAAGAACGCGCGGGCGGGTACGACGTGGTGTTCCTGTCCAGCGTCATGCACGAGATCCTGGCAGGTGAAAGCTGGTTTGAAGATCTGGAGTTCATCCGCGACCTCGCAGCCCCCGGCGGCGTGCTCATCGTCCGCGACTGGGCAGGCCCGAACTACCAGATCGACAACGAGGATCCCAAGTCTCTCAAGGTCGTGTCCGAAGACGCGATGCGTGAAGTCCTTACCTGGATTGGGGCACTCGCGATCAACAAGATCGTCCACTTCAAGGGAAGGTGCACCCATCCCGTCAACTGGGACACCCTCGAGATCGAAGCAGACCCCACCAGTCTCTACGAGATCGCCTTCCACTCGGTATGGGGCCTCGACAGTCTCCCCCGAGAGTCCACAGAGCCCTACAGTCAGGCGTACTCCATGCTCACCACGGCAATCAGATGGTGGAGAGAGTACGAGCCGGAGGGAGGATACGACGAGTGGGACGAAACCTACCTCGAGCACTTCCAGCGCCTCTACGACATCGACCGCCTGCCGTGGCCGACGAAGACAGTCCTCGTCCTACGCCGCAACAAGTAACCGCCACAACCCACACGCAATGCTCATCTAGTGAGCACTGAACCAACCAACGAAAGGAAACGCTCATGATCCGCCTACAGGTCGAAGCCCACGTCGGAGCAATCACCAACCCGGAAGCCGTCAAACAGGCAGGCTACGAAGTCGCCATCCAGTCACGAAAAGCGCGACCTGGCTACCCCATCATCCTCGTCGGTGAACGCATCTACACTGCCTCCGACGGCACAATGGACAAGAAGTTCTGCGTGACCGCAAACGAGACGTACTCGCATCGAGACGGCACCTTCGGCATTGAAGAAGCGCACGTGATCGGCGACCTCCTCAAGAAGTACTTCGTGGATGCAAAGCTCGCCCGCATCGTCAGGGTGTGCGTGACTGTCTTCAAGTCCCCCGAAACGCACAGTCACACCTACACGGAGGTCGTCACCTACCAGATCAACCCCTCCAAGTGGACCCCACGCAGCCACGGTGTCACCACCACGACACACAAGATCCCCACCCTCGGGCTCGAGGACTGACGGCTCATGTACCACATCGCTGTAGAAGCGCGCCTCGCTCAAAGCATCCTCGTGTCTACCGGCTGCACGTTGGACGTGTCGATTACGCAGGTGTACGGGGCAGGGCCCTACACGGTCAGTCACGTCGTCACGCACACCATTCACCCGTCTACAGAGAAGCGTCACCGCACGCTCAAGGTAAGCGTCCTAACCCCGCCTACTCTCGGCCTGGAGGGGTGACATGGAGGCGACGAACGGGAGCTTCTGTGTCGAACTGTGGAACCGTAGCTCGGGCGACCACCTCAAGGTGAGTAGCAAAGGAGACGTGCGGGAGATCCTGGAGTACTGGTTCCAGGACTTCATCCCCTGCGACGATCACGCGCGCCACTGCATCGACACCCTCGAGGAGTGGGCACAGTCCCCACGCTTCGAGAGAACTCCCGAAGTCGTCGCCGCCGAAAACTACCTGGAGGTAGCCGCTCAGAAGCGCCTCGTGTGCCCATCAGTCCTCCTGATGCTCCCTTGCAAGCCGTCCCGCGAGAGCATCCACCTCATCACCGTCGCCGACAGTGAGGAAGCCGTACATGTGGCGTGCAGGGTCTTCGGGCAGGACGAGTACACGTCATGCTTGGCCTACATCGAGGCCGTGGACGGGCGCAGAGCCATGTACGGGGTGCGTGAAGCCGCTCAACGGGAAGGCGACAAGCTCGCGGCCCTCAGCGTCATCTTCGACGGTTTCGCCCGCACCCACCAGGCTGCGCACGAGGAACATGAGCTGTGCCTCCAAGCCGTCCGCGAAGCGCGCCTCCTCCCCGGTCCCGTCATCAAAGCCCTACGCGAAGCGTCAGCCACTCCCATGGCCGTGTGGGCCGACATCACCGGCGCAGGCTCCACGCACGATGCGGAACTGTGGGAGGAAGGGAAAACCACCCCATCACCCCAGTCATGCGAACGCATGTGGGCACACTGGCACACCTGGGTCCGAACCAACGCCCCACTACTCGGCATCCCCGAAACCAGCGTCGAAACGGCCATCGCCAAACCGCCACTCCTACTCCCCGCCGACACCCTCGCGCGAACACTCACACAGTACGCGCTCATGCTGCGTGGACAGCGCTTCACCCTCCACCCATAACCAGAAAGGGACCACCATCATGCAACGACTTATTGGCCTGATCCTCGACTCCGACGCGAACGATAAGGCGCTTCGGGAGCGCGTCAGCGTGTATGAAGCCGCTCCTCGCGCATACCGGCGCGCAGTAGCAGCTCTTCGATCCGTAAGCGAACGGGATGTCGAGAACATATCTGTTTCGCTAGTTAAGCGGAAGGGTGCGGAAGTTGAAGGCGGAGTGCCGGCAACACTGATCGTCGCTTCCAGTCGCGGAGCATTCAGTAATAAAGGGTGGGAGGTTCGAGTTCCCGTCATCGAACATGGCGGTGAGCTCTTTGTGGAGCGGACTGATGGCACTGGCCTACTTCTTACAAACTCAAGCAACTCTGACTCTATTGGATACGTGTATGCGTATCCAATGGAAATGCGCGCACTTCTAGCAGTATTGGCTCATGCAATTCGCCGCATCGCATACAAGGCCTCAATGGAGGCGGGGAACACTGAAGGCCTCTCACGCGACAAGTATGGGCAGCTCGATAAGTACGGCGAGTTGGAACTGCTCACATGGTGGTTTAAGGGGAAAGCTGAAACCTTCCACAAGGAAGCTCAGCAAGAACGTGACTATGTCGCTTTCCGCTCATCATCAAGCGATGCTGGAACCGGCATGATTGTCCGCGACATTCGCGAGCGCCAATTCTATCCAGCACCATTTAGCCGCGATGATATTAGCGACAACTACTACATGCGCGAAGACGAGATCGAAGCTCTAGCTGCAATGGAGCACAATGAGGCAATGAACCTCATTTACGGGATCGACACAGGAGTCCGCTTCTGGAAGGATGACCGCATTCGCATAGCTCTCACATTTGACTGGGAGTACGCTTATTCAGCCTCGGCTAAACGCTTCGCTAAGACCTCTTCTCAAGAAGGTGCCGCCTACGAACTCTCCGTCGTAGTGAACGGCGAGTGGGTTCACCCTCAATTCAGCAACTCTGTAGCATCTATCAATCTGGAGCTGTACGTCAGATTTGATGCGCAAAAAGCCCTGTGTGGGAACGCATTGCTGCGAGGCGCGCAACAAGAAGGGGCCGATCTCGTCATTGACCAGCCGACTGCACAAGCGTTGCTGCGTTGTTTTGCGATCAAGCGAGGCATTGCTCTCGCCTGTGAACGCAACCTCGTAGAACTTGATGAACGGAACGGCTATGACGTTCCTCTAAATGAAGGGGAGATTTCATATGAGGAATACCTGCGCATGGGCCTCGACTACTTCTTTAAGCTACTGGACAAGGCTGAACCTTCGGAGGAGGAACCACGCTCTTTTGAAGAGCTCGCTGTTGTTGAAGTCCCCACTGTTGAACCACCTGTTGCTGAAGGGCTTCCTGCTGCCACTGCTGTAACTGGCGATGAGTTGGCTGATTGGGAGCGTGAACTTCTTGGGGGTGCTGTTCCTGTGGATCCGCGTCGCGAGGTCGCATCCACCATCGCTAAGGTGAGCGCACATCATTCGGGGCGGGATACGCGCGGATGTCGGAAGGTGGAGGATGCTGATGCTCTTATCTCGCTCCCCACGCCATCCGAGTTCGCGTTTGAGGAGGTTCTGTTGTGGCTGGGCACTTATGTAAAACACGGCTACCCGGTGATTTTCAAGGACGAGGCTGCGCGCTACATCACTGAGAGTATGGTCGTGTACCTCCAGCGCCCCGAAGAGTCCACCGCAGTCTTTAGTTTTCATGAGACAAAGATGGGCGATGAGGGATGCTGTGCACTGACTCAATGCGTTGGCAATACCGCACACAAGGTCATGATTACTCAGGGCCTTAACTTCATCGCAGTCTCTTTTGATACCGGCAAGCTGATCATGAGGGAATGCCGATGCAACTTCCCTGGCGACGAGGATAAGATTGCTGCGTTCAAGGCATTCACTCGCGATGTTGCTGCGTCGAAGGAGCCGGTGTTCTACTTCGTCGCGTGTAGCGACAACCGGACTCGCCGGTCTCTTGTTGAGGGACGTGAACTATTGGCGACCTCACTGTCCCCGGCGGACATCCTGTACTTCGCGAGGAATAGGGGCATGGTCATGCCTCCGATGGTTGTGGAGAAGGCTCTGCCAGGCCAGCGTGGCCTCCTCGTGAGAACCAACCTCCCCAAGTAGCCCACCCCGCGCCATCGAGCGCCCCAGAGGAACACACGCACCGCCTCTGGGGCGCTTGCGTATGCGGTCGCGAGCCGTTCATAGCATCCTGTTTCTATGTCATAGGAGAGGTTTTCTATGTCATAGGGGCCTTGTTCTATGAGTTTTCCCGTCATAGGAGGGTGCTCGCGGGCCATAGCGGCCCGCCTGCAAGCCCATAGAAGCCCGCAGAAGGGTGCAGAAACGCCCCAAGAGGTGCAGCGCGTGCCTGCGTCCCCCTTGGGGCGTTCTGTGCGCGCCAGAGGCGTTGTGGCGCGTTACTGGCGTGTCTGGCGTTTACGCATGGCGACGAAGACGATGCCGGCGAACGCTGTGGACAGTGCGCCCATGAGTAGGTTCGCATCTGCGCCGGTCTTCGCTAGTGTGCCGTCACCACCACGAGTAGTAGCCGTAACGGTAGGGGCTGTACCAGCGGGGAGCACCCCACCAATAGCCGCCCCATTGGTCCCAGGTGTAGACGTAGAGGGACCGGCCCCATGCACCCCGTCGGTACCAGGAGTGGCCCCATCGGTAGGGTTTGCCGGAGCAGCCGGTTCCACGGTTGGAGCGGGTGTTGTTTCGCTCGGTGCGGGGGTTTCGACTGCGGGGGCGGGTCTTTCTGGGGTGGGCTGCTCTGTCGGAGCTGGAGCAGGTGCGGGTGTTTCCGGTGCCGGGGTCGCGGGAGACGGTGTTGCCGGTGACGGAGTTGCAGCGTCATCCGTTGGGGGCGTGGCCGGTGTTTCTGGCACTGCTGGAGACGGTGCCGGTGAGGGGTCCACGGGGGCCGGGTCTGCGGGTGTGGGCTCTGCTGGAGCTGGGGTTTCTGGCGCGGGCTCCACTGGTGCAGGGGTGGCCGGAACAGGATCGGCAGGAGTTGGCTCTGCCGGTGTCGGATCGGCGGGCCTGGGATCTGTCGGTAGCGCAGGCTCGACCGGGGCAGTCGGCTCTGGCGTGGGCACAACCGGAGCCTCGGGTTCCTCGACGGCGGGCTTCTTCGAGTAGACGCGCACGTAATCGACGAGCATGTCCGATCCAGCACCCATGTAGCTGTCCGCGTAGGGGGTTGCGTCCACGTAGGTCGTGTCGCCGGAATCAGTGGTGAGGAAGGTGCCTCCAACCATGTGGTTCAGGCGAATGACCATGCCGTTACCGTCCACGACGAACGGGTTAGCGCCACCGAGGTCGGAGTAGTTGACCGTGTGCCGCGGAACGCCGTCGAGGTAGAACGTGATCTTCTCGCCGGTCTTCTCCACGCCGTAGACGTGGAACTGTGTCTGGCTGGTGCCGTCACCGCCGAGCTGCCCATGGTGCTGTTCAGACTTCGACGGGTCGCTTGCTCGAGGCGTGTGCGTGTTCGCTTGGAGGTAGTTCGGGTCGTACCCCTTTGCTTCTACCGCGTCGATCTCGCCGTTCCCCGGCCATGGGCCACCTTGTGTACCAGTGAACCAGAACGATGCCCACGAGGATGGGCCGTCGGGGAGTTGGATGCGGGCCTCGGCGTAGAAGTCTCCGTAGGCGGCGTACTTGACGTTGCCCTTATCGTCGCGGGTCTGGACCATGCCAGACGTGAATGGGGCCGGGTAGGCGACTTTCTGGCCGTTCTCGGTGCGCGTGCAGGTCCGGTCAATGGTTTCCATCTTCCGGGTTTCCTTGTTCCACTTCTCGCGCGTGGGCGAGTGACGTGCGGTCAGGTGGAGGTAGCCGCTGGATACACTCACGTTCTCTGGGGAGTCCGTGTAGTGGGTCTGGGTTTTCAGCCTCGTGTCGAAGCACCCGTAGGCGTACCCCCATTTGGAGGTGTCGAGGCTGGTGCCGTCGAACTCGTCACTCCAGGAGAGCTCGTACCCTGTGGGGGCGGCAGCGTGGGCGGCTGGCTGGCTGGTGGCGACGCTGGTTCCGACGAGGGTCAGAATTGCGAGCGCCCCGAGTGCCTTCCGCATGGATAGTCGTGTCTTGATGTTCATGTTTCCCTTGCAGATGTGGGGCCGGATGGGCGAAACCATCATACTGACCAGTAGGTCGCCCAATTCGCGTACAACAGGGCGTGGCTTACATCTCGTAAAGGCTTGTAATGTTCCCATTACAAGCATCTTTGAGGAACGCAAAACCCCGCCAAAGCCTGAGCAAGACCATTGGCGGGGCCGTATGCGTAACAGCGTGGCCTGTCACTTCACATGAAGGCGCGCTTTCTGCATGACTCGACCACCCAGTAGAGCGCCACCGATACCAGCGAGGCCGACAGCAAACCCGGCCAGCGGCCAGAAGGATGCGCCGGTCTTCGCGAGCGTCGGAGACTTGGCTGCTGCCACCGTTGCTGTGGTGGTGCCGGTTGGGGACTTGTCTGCGCCTGCGGGCGCGACCGTCGTACTGGGGGTCGCAGTCTCAGCGGCGGGCGCGGGGTCCGTGGGCAGAGCGGGGTGCGTGGGCGTGGCCGACTGGTCTCCTGTGGGAGCCGTAGTAGCGCCACCCGGCGCGGTTTCCACTGGCTTGGTGGGGTCAATGGGGTTGCCGGTGCCGTCGTTGTTACTCAGGCCCGCGTTGGGGTTATCGGGGCGCTCTAGCGGCTCACCGTCGCCCGTGTTGGGCGGGTCGAGGGGGTTCACGCCGGTGCCGTTACCGTCGAGGGCGTTAGGGTCCAGGGGCGGCACGTTGGGAGCCACTAGCTCACTCGTCGCGGGAGTGCCCTCGCCCGGATGGTCAGTCTCATCGAGGGCGGGCTTTTCGGGGGCTGTGGTGCCGCTCTGCGGGCCAGACTGGGGCCCTGACTGTGGGCCGGACTGTGGAGCGTCTGGCTGCGCTGGGGTCGTCGCCGTTGGGGTGGGTGTCGGCGCAGACTGGCCGTCGGGGCGCGCGTCAGCTGCTTCCCCCTCGTAGTCCAGGTACTTGGGATCGAAGTTTGCGCGGATTGTTGTGCCGACCCACAGGGTTGTGGGGTGGAACATGAGGGGGAACGTGTCCCCATTGAGGGTGATGAGCGTGTAGTGCAGGTTCTTCTGGTTGATGAGCTCACGGTCGAGCTTCACCGTCCACGTGACCACACCATTCTCGTAGGCGGTCCTACCGTCGGCGCGCGCATCTTCGGAGCAGACAAGCGTCTTGGAGTCCGGCGTAGAGCACTCACCGATAGGCGTGTTATCCACAGGCTCACGCATCGACCACGAGTGTGACTCGAAGGACGCGCCCTCGCCGATGGTGGCAACGAAGCCCCGCCCTGACGCAGGCGCAGCGTCATCGTAACGGAATCGGACGGTGACGGTTCCATTCTTGTACTGGTCGCTTGACGGGTGGACGGGCAGCGTGTCCATGTGGTGCACGCTCAGCCCGCTTGGCGCAGGGTCAGCATAAGCGGGTGAGGTCGCGTAGCCGGCGAGTCCGGCCAGCATGATGAGCGCGGCGCTACCGCCAGCGAACAAGCGGTTTCTGGTTGTTGTAAGCATGGGTTCCCTTCTGGTTGTGGGTCTTGTGGTTCCTAGTGTAGTGGGTCGATAATGCGCGGCGGAGCGCCCGAGTCGGCAGGTCACCGAGTTCCCAGTTCGCGCCGGGGTAGGATTGAGGACATGACACCACCATTACTTTCAGTCAAGCTCCGTAATCAACTCCGCAAGCTCAATCCCGCCCTCGAGGTGGAGCTCAAGAACACCAACATTAACGGTAGGAAAGTGGGGTGCTCCGGCTACGTCACTGACCCGCACACGGGAAGAGTCATCTTCGTGGACACCGAAAGCCTTCTGCAACCTATTGTGGGTGGCGCTCTGTGGCGCGCAGTCGCAGTCAAAGGCCGAAGCTACACGCCAGGCGGTAGTCGGAACTACTACTCGGCGGAAGATCGGCTCGCGCGCGACATCGTAGAGGCGTTCAAGACGCTGAGAGATAACGCCTGGGGTAACGGCTGGATGAACGTCACGTAATCCCCAGCGCCTTCTCCCCTGGCCGCATGGCGAAGCGCCCACCTCACAAAGGAGTCGAGGTGGGCGCTTCTTCACGTGTCCCCCCGATGGAGGGAAGGGGGAGGTTGTCAGGCGTATCCGAGCCAGCGGCCCGATGGGGCGAACTGAGAGGCGCGACCGTCAACGGTGACCGTCCCAGTCGCCATGCGCCCATTGTCGGGGCTGAGCCAGTACCATGCGCCGCCTGTTTGGAGCCAGCCGGTGAGCATCTTCCCGTTGCCGTCGAGCCAGTACCAGTTGCCGTTGTCCTGTACCCAGCCGCCCGAGCGCATCGCGCCGCTGTTCGACAGGAGGAACCAGCCCGTGCCGTCGTTGATCCAGCCGGTGCGCATCTGCGCGATGCCGGGCTGCATGTAGTACCAGGAGCCTCGGTCCAGCATCCAGCCTTCGACGGCCTTACCACTGCCGCTCAGGTAGTACCAGGAGCCCCAGATGTTACGCCAGCCGCCAGCGTCCATGCGTCCGCTCGAGGGGTCCATCCAGTACCATCCGGTGCCGTCGTGAACCCACGCTTGCCCCATCTTGCCGCTGGCGTGCAGGTAGTACCAGGAGCCTCGGTCGTTGAGCCAGCCGGTCGCCATAGCGCCGGAGCCGGTGAGGTAGTACCAGGTGCCGCTGATGCGATGCCAGCCGCCGCGGAGCATGTGGCCGGACTCGTCCATCCAGTACCACTTGTCGCCGTCCTGAATCCACGTGTTCACGGCCATGTGGGAGAGGCCGTCCATCCAGTACCAGTTGCCTTTGTCGAGCACCCAGCCGTTTTCGACGGCGGACACGGATCCGTCGAAGTAGTGCCATCCGTCGTAGAAGCCCTGCCACCATCCGCGCGTGACCGCTGGTTTACCGTCGTAGAACCAGTAGGTGTGCGGCGTGGTCGATCCGAATGTGTGCCCCATTCCGACGTTCATGTGCGGGCGTGTGATCCCGTCAGGGGTGAAGGTGCCGACGAGGGCGGGGATGCCGGCGTTGCGCATCGAGTACGCCTCGAACCACTCGTAGCGGCCCCTGAGCGCAGGTAGACCGAGACGGTCGGGGGTCTGGAACTCGTAGCCCGTGTTCATGACGAGCGACGGAGAGAGCGCATCGAGGAAGGCCTCGCTGTTCGACGTGTGGAGACCGTGGTGACCGGCTTTCAGCCAGTCCACGTGGCCAACCACCCCAGCCACGTAGTCTTCCTTCCCTTCGCCACTCTCGAGGTCAGCGGACAGGTAGGCGCTGCGCCCGTGGGCGGTGATCTTCGCCGTGTAGCTGATGAGGTTCGTGTTCGCGAGCTTGCCGGGGTGCGCGTACTCCTCGCCGGGAGACAGGGGGATGATCTGGACGAGCATGTCGCCCATCTGGATGAGGTCGCCCTGGCCGGGCTTCACGTGCTGGTCGAACGTCGCCCCGTATGTGCTCTGAGCCCACGAGGCTGCTGCTACGAGATCGTCGTAGATCTTCTGGTTGTCCCACAGCGGGTTCACGTCGTCACCGACCGAGTAGGAGTCGTCGTAGACGGGTGTGTAGATGTGCTTGGGCCGGTACCTGTGGATCAGGGTGTCGGCCCAGCCGATGTGGTCGGAGTGCGGGTGGGTGCCGATGAAGAAGTCGAGGTTGGAGGAGTTCACGCCCAGGCCGTCGAGGTAGGGGCGTACCTGGTCTTCCTGTCCCCATGTCGCGATGTTCGCCCGCCACGGGTAGCGGGGGTCTGACCCGTCGGGGTAGTCGTTGTCGTCGCCTGCGTCCACGATGCCGAAGTGGCCGTTCGACTCGACGACGATGCAGTCAGCGCCCGACAGGGACAGGATGTGCACCTTATCGTTGCCGACGCTCCCGTCCGGTTGCGTGGTGACGAGGGGCGGGGTCTGTGTCGAAGGCGCTGACGGTACAGGCGCGGGAGGCACCTGCGGGGCGGGGCGGGCCGCTCGAGCGTCCAGCTCGGCCTGTTGAGCGTCAGCCGCTTCTCGATCCTCCTCAGACACGGAAGGATTGGTGGGAGCCATGATCGACGCATCCCCAGATGAGGAGTCCGTCTGCGATGGGGCTGCGAACGAAGCGGCAGGGATTAACGCCAGAGACAAGGCTGCTACCAGCCCCACCCCGACGGTACGAGAACGATTCATTGATGGAGTGTTCCTTTCTGCGAAAGCATGGGAGAGTGCTCTCCCATCTTAGAGAGCACGCCACTGCGCCACTGGCGTTTGGTTGCAGGAAAACACCTCCAGGCATGGCGGAAGGCCTCCGACCTGAGAAAGAAGAAAGAGAGTCGGAGGCCTTCGCCGTTGTGAGGTGGGGCCCTTAAGATGGGTGCTTGACATCTGTTAACTCCAACCAAAGCCTATGCAGCAAAACCATTGGAGGAGCAGAGCCCCTTCTGTCCGCCAGGCGACCTCACGCCACCTGGGATAGGAGACTCCTCACTGAGGAGCGTGCGCATTGTGGGAGTCGAACCCACACGCCCGAAGGCACTGGAACCTAAATCCAGCGCGTCTGCCAATTCCGCCAAATGCGCTTCACGCCAACCCACCCCGCAAGGCGGGCTGACAGTGTGATTGATTCTCTCCCCACCCTATGAAAGGCGGGGCAGCTGGCAGAGCTCCGAAGCAACTCCGCCAGTAGATCGTACCGGGCTCGAACCGATGACCTTCTGGGTGTAAACCAGACGCTCTAGCCAACTGAGCTAACGATCTGTAAGGCCAGGTAGTCCCGGAGGACACCTGGCAGCTAGGTAGCCACATCTCTTACGAGAGTAGCTGTGGACCATACGGGACTCGAACCCGCAACCTCCTGCTTGCAAGGCAGGCGCTCTACCAATTGTCGCTAACGGCCCAGAAAGGGGGAGCTACCCCCAGTCCGAGAACTTCCTAGTATTCCGTTCTCTCACGCCGGGGAATCGAACCCCTCTCGTTTCGTCGCTCTTCCGATAAGCTACACCGCCCTTGCGGGGCGCGTGGCGGGAGTCGAACCCGCACCTACTACTCCGGTCCACCAGAACCAGCGCTGTGGGTCTCGACAGGATCGAACTGTCATCTCCTGCCGTCCTTCGGGCAGGCGCTTTACCCAGGGAGTCGCGCAGCAGGCCTAGAACACCGCGTAACGACCCCAATTAAGCTAGAGATCCGTTGTGCACCGTGTGCACCGTCGGGGTGACAGGATTTGAACCTGCGACCCTCTGCTCCCAAAGCAGATGCGCTACCAACCTGCGCTACACCCCGTATTCAGTTTCATCGCCACTGGCTTGTGGCGGTGGAGCTGCCCGAGGGATTCGAACCCTCAACCGTCCGCTTACAAGGCGGATGCTCTGCCGTTGAGCTAGAGCAGCATCGCCGCCCGAGGTTTACTGTCTCGAAATCGTCGTCCCCCTCGGGCGGCTGTCCCTATTCACACTTGTCGGGAGTCGGAGAAGTTTTTCTCCCGACATGGATTAATGTAGCAGCGGTGGACCTGGCTTGCAACCGTTAGGAACCCATGTTTCGGTTAAGTAGATCACAAGGTATTTAGGATGGAGAAAACCCCCAGGCTCCATATGAAACCTGGGGGCAATCCCCTACCTGACGCGCTCAGGCACTACTTCACTCGAACCCAGAAGCAGCACGCCAGGCAGGGGACATTTCTCGAACCTCCCCGTCAGTTGCCGAGCTCGGACACGGCTGCGTCCACATTGGCCTGAGCAGAGGCCACGTTCTCCTGAGCGGAGGTGACGGCATCCTCAGCTTCGACACGGTTGGCAACTGCGTCGGCCACGCCCGCGAGCGCGTCCTCGGTGCCCTTGTGTGCGTCGGTGAGGGCCTTGTCGGCGGCTACGATGTCCGCAGCGTCGCTGGCGGCGGTGTCGTAGGCTTCCTGGGCGGCTTCCTGTGCCTTGACGGCTTCAGTAGCGGCCTGGGTGGCCTGCTCAACGTTCTGCTGGGCGGGTGCGACCTGCTCGGCCTGGCTGCGGGCGAACTCATCAGCCTTGGTGGCCTTTTCCTGCGCCTTGACCTGAGCGTCGGACGCTTCGGTCACGGCCTGACGTGCGGCGGCGGGGTCAGCGTTGTCACGGTCTGCGACAGCCTGGTCGCGCGTGGCCTGAGCGACCTCGAGGTCAGCCTGGGTCTTGTCGGCGGCTGCGGTGGCCTTCTCCGCCGTCTCCTTGTCGCGGGTGACGGTGGCCTGAGCATCGTTCAGGGCGCGCTCGAGCTGCGCGAGGTCAACACCGTCAGCCTTGGAGACCTTGGGGGCCTCCTTCGTCTCCACGTCACCCTCGAAGCCGGGGTAGGAGTGGGAAGGCGAGTAGGTCGGGTTCGTGGCCTGCGGGATCTCCTTGCCACCCCACACGTCCACGCCAGTCGGAGCGTAGGTGTACGCTCCCTTGGTGTTCTCATTGGCGACGAAGCCAACGACGGCGATGTGGCCGTCCTCACTCACGCCGATACCGAAAGCGTTGATGCGCTCGTTGAGCATCGTTGCATCGCCGTAGCGGTTGTTACGGAACTTCTCGAAGGCATCCTGAGCGGCCTCGAGGGGGTTACGACCCTCCCAAGACGTGCCCGTGGACAGGGAACCGTAGGGGCGGTTGGTGAGACCGTCGACGCTCGCCTTATCCCAGTCGGCCATGTTGGGGGCGACCATGAAGCCGGGGTTGGTGTCGGCGTGCTTCTGAGCGAATGCCTGCACGTCAACGCCGATGGGGGCCGTGGGCAGTCGGTACTGGGCGCGGTAGTCGTTCATCATCTGGAGCAGGAACGCGCGAACGAGATCCTGCTTCTGAGCGACAGTCAGGCCGTCCCAGTTGATGCCACCGGCTTCGGCGGCGCGCTTGGCTGCGTCGAGGTTCGCCTGAGCCTCGTTCAGGGAGGCGGTAGACGCTTCGAGAGCAGCCTTCGCCTCAGCCTTCTTGGCCTGCGCGTCGGCGTTCACGCCCTTCGCGGAGTCTAGAGCAGCTTCCGCGTCAACGGCGGCGTGCGCTCGAGTGGCCTGGTCGGCCATGACGGAGGCGAGGCGATCCTGCGCATCCTTGAGGGCAGCGTTCGCCTTGTCGAGCTCTGAGTGAGCGGTGTCGGCTTCACCCTGCGCCTTGTCGGCCTGGGTGTGGGCATTGGCCAGCTGAGCGTTCGCCTGGTCGAGGTTCTTCTGGGCGGCGACGGTCGTAGCCTTCGCGTCGTTGAGGTCGTTCTTCGCCTTCATGTAGGCCACAGACCCGGCGGGGTTAGCCTGCATGGCAGCGTCGAGTGCAGTCTTTGCGTCGGCTTCCTTGGCCTTCGCGTCAGTGAGCGCGCCCTGGGCGGCGGTTTCCGCATCCTGGGCGGCAGAGAGTCGGGTCTGCGCGTCGGTCAGGGCGTTGTTCGCGTCCAGGAGCGCGACCTGTGCGGCTGCGAAGCGCGCCTGGGCCGCAGCATGACTGGTATCAGCCGAGACCGTGTTGTCCGGGGTGCTGTAGCTGTAGTCGCCGTCCGAGAAAACGGGCTGCGAGGCAGTGCTGGTGTAGCCATAGAAGCCGCTGCCCTGGCCAAGCTGCGGCGCGACAGGGGTCTGAGTGACGGGCACTCGCGGAGACGCGGGGTTGGTGGGAGCCGGAGTGCTGGGGGCCGGGGTCGTGGGCGCAGGAGCGGGAGTGGTCGGCGCGGGGGCCGGAGTGGTCGGCTGCGCAGTGGGCGCGGGGGTCTTGTCCTTGGAGGGGGCGATCTCCTTGCCGGGGTTGGTGCACGCGCCGAGGGTGGCAGCGGCAGTGAAAGCGACGAGAGCGGCAATGGCCTTCTTCATGTTCATGGTTTCTATCCTTCTGGATTGGTTGGATTGGTGAGTGAAGTAGTATCCCCGTTCGGGATGTTTCATAGCATATGTCGTCCGATTCGGATGCGCAAGTCCCAATATCCACAATAATGGTTAAATGGATCACATGTTGAGTGGTGTGAAGATCGGACACGGACGCACATCCTCCGCGAACACCGCCCTCCCCGCGTCATCCACACGCCCCACAACCAGCACCCTCACGCCGAGCATCCGACGCATCAGCGGCACTGCATGTTCGCGCACCCACACTTGCACGGTTCGTCCGCTCACTTCATCGACCAGGTAGAAGCCGCGGCCACGCGCGTCTGCTGCACCCTGGAGGACACCGGCAACACCTCTCACGCATGTCCCCCATTCACGGGGAGCACCCAGATGGTGTTGAAGCCGACCCGGCCTGACTCGTGATCGACGGGGACGTGCAGCCACCCCCACTGTCCCGTGCTGGTGACGGCAGTCAGGAACGCTTGGGAGATACGTGTTTCGTCGAGCTTCGACACGAGCTGCGCAGTGTCGGGGGTTTGGGAGTCCCAGACGCTCACCTGCTGCTGGGTGAGTGTGCTCAGGAAGCTCACGACGCGCACAGGCACGGGGGACGTGGGCGCGGTCTTGAGGGGGAGCTGGAACCCTTCTGCGGGAGCGTCGTCGGGGTAGCAGTATCCGCTGGGAGTGAGAGTCCAGTTCTGGCTGGCCATGAGGGGGATCATCCTTTCGAGATGGGTAAGGCCCCGCCGACATGAACTGGCAGGGCCTTACCGTGGGGGTTACTTCTGTGGGCGCGTGCGTCGAGCTTCGCTGTTGATGTACGCGAGCTCTTCGACGTAGAGGCGCTTGGCGGTGTCACTGAGACCTTCGGCTTTCACCATCTCATCCACGGTTGTTCGACGAGAGCCGTCACTGGTACTCAGGCCCTCGACGGAGACGGCCTCGTAGCGGAACAGGAGTGCCATCACTGCGTCGTTATGCTTGAGGCGCTTGTAGAGGCCAGGTGGAACGACGTGGCTGCATACGAGGTACATGAGGGCGTAGTGCACGTCCCATGCGGGCTCGATACTTTCGCTCCAGAGGCCGTCTGGCACGCCGACGTAGTGTTCGTCGAAGTAGTCGTAGCACTCATCGATGCGTCCGGTGACGCATTTGAGCCACATGTCGATGAGGTGTTCTGGCGCTTTGTTTATCGCTAGGTAGTTCCACCGCTTTTTGATGAGGGGGGTTGAACGTGCGGCGGCGAGGGCAGCGTTGTATGCGGTGAAGAACGTGTGCGCGTATTCGCCTCTGTTGATGCTGGGCTCGGCAGTTTCGTCTTCTGCGAGGTAGAGGCTGGCGACGGGAGCGAACCCTGCCCAGACTCCCCACTCGTAGGAGTGAGCCTGGTTCATCGCAACACTGATGGGAGATTGGACCCAACAGCGGGGTAGCAGGTGTCCAAAGTGGTGGAGACAGAGGTCAAGCAGGCCGCAGTGGTGTAGGCAGCTGTAGACGTGGGCAGGGCCGTCTTTTCTCACGACTGCGCCAGCGATTGCGCCTGCGAGCGTCGCCCTGTCTTCGTCGGTGACGCTGGGGTCGAACAAGCCGTCCTTGAGCTTCTGCATAGTCCAGATGATGTCGTCGCGTGTTGCGGTGGTGTCTTGGATGAGGGCCTGAGCCCACTCGCCCACTTTGGTCCCGCCGGCCTTGAGGGCCAGTGTGGACCAGTTGTTCGGCATACCGCCGTAAGCCTGGACGTAGAGGAGTGACCCTTCCATCGTCTTCGGGTACTTGGCGCACAGGTCTCGTAAGAAGTTGGCGGCTGTTTTCTCGTTCGAGTGGCGGATGAGCTGCCGGTAGAGGTAGGGGCCGTATGGGCCGCTGAGGATCTGCGCGTCGGTCTCGATGGGGTTTTTGAATGGTTGTGGGCGGGTGGGGATGTTGAAGAGTCGGTGGTAGAAGCGGTCGTACTCTTGAACGGGGTCGAGCTGGGCAGAGTGCGCCAGCCCTAGGTAGCGACGTACTACTGCCGCCGTGTTGCCGTCCATGTTGTTGGCGTTAGTCACGGCGCGGATGAAATCGCTGTAGTTGTCTGCATCGAGGAGTGCCCCTGCGGGGAGGCGTTTCCCGCTTCGGGCTGTTTCGATGACGCGACGGTAGAGGTCTTCGCCGGAGATTGTCGCGTGGGATCTGTGTTGCGTGGCCACAGTTTTGGTCCTTTGCTGTTAGTTGATTGGTGGGGCTGGGAGTTTGTCGTCGTAGAGGTCATGCTTGTAGGCGAGGTCTTCGCCGGTGCTGAGCGCGTATTGGCCGCGCATGGGTACCCATCCTTGGTTGCCCCACATGTCGATGAGGTTGGTGATGGCCCTGTCGAAGTTGCTGTTGTACTGGGCCCACAGGGCAATGGGGGCGGTGTCCCGGTAGCGGGTGGTGAAGGGGGACTCGCGGACGACGGACAGGTACAGGGACGTGTTGTAGGCGCACAGGGGGAACATGTAGCGTTCGACGGTTCGCGCGAGGGGTTTGCGGGATAGCATCAGCGTGTAGGGGACGATCTTGTCGAGGAACGTCTTAGGGACGCAGTACAGGAACGCGCCGTCAGGGTATTCGTCTGACCGTGGGGCGCGTTGGGCGTACTTGAAGCCGTCAGGCATGTTGTTTGCCTGCTCTGGGGAGAGCCGGAGGTTGACTTGCGAGGCGATGGGGATACTGCCAGAGGGACAGGTGACGGGCTGTGTGCCGGTCTTCTGGTAGTACTCGTCGTAGGTCGTGACCTCGAGGGGCTTGTCGTAGCGGAAGGCGATGGTACCTTTCAGGGGGGCTGCAACGTCGGGGAGGGATGCGTCCCAGGGCTCGGTGACGATGAAGCGGTCGGTCTCGAACAGTCGGGGGATGTCCCATCCTTGAGGGCGTAGCGCTTCGAGGGTGGGGAGGTAGTTGGCGGGTCGGGACCGCAGGAACGCTGTGTAGGCGCGCTTCTGTTTCTTGTCGTAGTCCTCACCGTCGAACTCTGGCATTCCGAGGGGTTGCCCGTACACGGAGATGGGCTGGTTGCTGGTTTGCTGGTAGGGGCTGGTCAGCATGGCGGGTGTTCCTGTCGTGGTCCTTTCGAGATGGTCAACTACCACGATGTGAGCATCGCGGTTTGTCCCTGCCCGGCGGTAATGGGAACCGATTAACGTCGGTTCCTCCCGCTTTTGTCACCCTTACGGGCTGGCGGAACATCATAGGGGTGGTTGACAGCACCCCGCCCAAGTCAGACCTTGTCCGACTGGGATTCAACGAGACTCTGATACCCGAGCCGTTGAATATTCATCGCGGCCACACGATCATCGTTAGACCTGTAGCCACAGTTCGAGCAGTGGTATTCATGCAACCGCTTATCCCTGTTCGCCTTGCGTACTGTGCCGCATTTCGGGCAGGTCTGGCTCGTATAACGTGGGTCAACCACGACGACGGAATGCCCGGCCTTCTTGGCCTTGTATTCGATCATCTGGCGGAGCTGGTAAAACGCCCAACTGACCTGCACATACCTGTCTTGCACGCGGACTTTTTCGGTTGCGTGACGAACACCCTCAAGGTTTTCCAACGCGAAGAGCGTAGGCTTGGACTGTCGGCTGACGAGTGCCTTAGAGACCTGATGATTCACGTCTCTCATCCAACGGTTTTCTCTCTTGCCGATGTTCCTGAGCCTGCGTCTTGCGCTGCGCGTCCCCCTCTTTTGTAGGGAGGCGCGTAGCCTCTTGTAATGCTCGCGTCTGCTTTTTACCTCCTTCCCATCGTAGAAAACGGTGCTCCTGTCACTGTCGTAGCTGGTGGCCAGGAAACGGACCCCCATGTCCACACCCACTACTTGCTGTGGCTGGGCCGGTTCGGGTAGTTCCACGGTGCTGGGAATGAGTAGGAGCCATTTCCCGTTCCGGTTCAGCAGTCGGGCCGTACCGAACTTGCCGCGGCGGTATGGTTCGGGCATATGAGTCCAGTCAACGGGGACTTTGATTCGCCCATCAAGAGTGTTCACACTCAATCGCCCGTCTTTAAGGATGCTGTAGTCCCTGTTCCATACGAGGTCGTAGCCGGGGGAATGGTATTCCGGTTGGCTGGTTGCCCACGGGCTACCGTGCATCTCTTTGATGGTCCGATAGTTCCCGATGACGCGGTTTATGGAAGAACATGCCATCTGCGCTCCCACGTGGTACTCGTCGCGTAGCCTGCGGTAAACAAGCTGGTGAAGCGCTTTCTGGCTGAGCGTCTTGTGTTCCCACGCAACCTTGCTGACTGTGTTGCAGCAGTCAAGGTAAGCGGAGCACGTGTCGGTGAGCGTCTCAGATTGGTCGGGAGTCGTTTCGACACGCACCGCGTAGGTGAGCGTGTTAAGCATGTCGCCGCTCCCTTACCTGAAGTTTCAGTAACGAGTGTAATAATAACAGATTACTGAAAGAAAGGAGGGACAGGGTGTGAGTGTTCCTGCCCCTCCGCGTTAGGGGGTTAGTTGGCGTGCGCCCATTCGCTGAGGGTCATTGTCCGTGACCTGCGGGTGGTGGGGTCTGGTGCAGTCAGGGCGTTGAAGTTCCGTGAGAGCACGATCCAGTGGGGGCTGGTGACGCGCTGGAGGGGGAAGCTCGTCGGGGACGTGTATGCGCCTTGCGGGTAGGTCACGTCGAGGGCTGGGTCGTAGGCCTTGACGAGCTCGATGATCTTGCCGAGGTTCCGGTAGATCTCCTTGTCGAGGGCCGGCATGTTCGGCATGAGGAACGTCATGTCGAAGGGAGCGACGTAGACGGTTGCGGTCTTGCCGGTGAAGCTGGTTTCGACGCGGATCTGGTCGAAGCCAATAAGATTGCCTGTGCGGGGGTCCGCGACTCCCCACTTCTTCGCAATGTACGTTGCCCGCTTCTCCTCGGGGGTACCTTTCTTGAAGGGGACAAGACCTTCCAGATCATTCTTGTCTGCGAGTGGCGTGTCGCGGAGCAGGAGGTATCGCTCGTCGCTCAGAGGAGCGACCGGCTTGTACGGGAGGATAGCCTCGCCACCCTTCTGCTTCTGGCAGAGTTTCGTCCAGAACTCCTTGTGGGCGACCGTGACGTTGCCGCCGGGCTCGGGGGTCATGCCGACGTACTTGTCGTACTCGGCGAGGTAGTCGGCGCGCGTCTTGCTCCACGTCGTGTAGAACGATTGGGGGATGCGGAGAGTGTCGGCGGTCTTAGTGTCCTCGAGGGGCCCGTGGCCTTCGCTGGCTTGCTCGTAGGTGAAGGTGTTGATGAGCTCGTCGCTCTTGCGGTCAACACCGTCGTTGTACGTGTTGGCGAAGGCGGGGAGTGCTTTCACGTCGCGGACCTTGTTCTGTGTCTGCCACACGCCCTCCCATGTGGAGGGGTTGCCCTTGAAGTGGAGGATGCGCGTGTCACCCTCGTTGCCTTTGACCCACAGGAATGGGTTGGATCGCCAGCCCTCAGTGCTGCTCCAGTGGCCGGTCATGTCCTCCAGGAGGAACGCCGGGTAGATGAGGTGAGTGTCGAGTTCAACGACGTGGAGGGCGACGCGACCGCCCTTGTGCTGGTGAGCGAAGATCTCGACCTTGGTGGGGGTGCGGCCTGTGGGCCACTTGATTGGGGGCAGGGATGCCATTTGCTTGTTCCTTCCGTGGTTCCCCAGTGGTTGTGGGGCGTTGGCTTTATGGGGAGAGCATCACTTTCGTTGATGCGGCGACGCTTACGAGAACGCCCCGACCACCCCACGATGAACGCGAGGCAACCGGGGCGCGAGTGGTCAGCAGTACTGCATCCACTGCTCGAGGGTGGGGGCCTTTGCTGTAGCCCCTTCGGGGGCGAGGGCTCTGGCCCATGCGGGTGAGAACACTGAGCAGATGACGCTTTCCGTGTTCTTCGGGGAAGTCACGCGCAGTACCGTCGAGCTTGTCGGCGCGTTGAGGCCAGCTGCTTCGACGGTGCTCATCGCTCGGTAGACGATCTTATCGAGAGCGTCGCACATGGGGACGACGATGGTGCGCTTCCAGGGCTTGACGTAGGCGGCGACGAGGGTGCCGTCGCAGATGCGCGCAATCTCGATCTCTGACGGAAGGATCTGCTTCTGTTCGTCGCTGGCATCGGTTGTTGGCCAGTGCTTCTGGATGTATCGCAGGCGAGACTCGAGTTCCTTCTCCTTGGGGAAGGGGACGATGTTCGTGTCTAGGACGGCACCGTACTTGGATGCGCTCTCCTCGAAGGCCTTCTGTGCCTGCTGCTTGTCGAGTTCAAGGTTGGGGAAGGGGTAACCACCTGCGACTCTACAGATGTGGGACCACTGTTCTATGTCTGCGACGGTCCAAGGGGCCGTGCTGATCGCCGTGATGAACTCTTCGGCCCATTCGGGGGTGGGGTGTTCCAGCGGGGTGGGTTCCTGTGCACCGTTTTGGAGGGCCTGGTTGAACAGGTCATCGAGCGTGTTCTCGTCGAGAGAGCCGGTCGTCTTGTAGGTGCGGTTCAGGTCTACGCGCCCGGTAGTGGTGCTGACTTTGGAGAACTGCCAGTCGCCGCTCCACGTGGACAGGGTGCCCTTGAAGCCGGTGATGACGTAGGCGGGGTAGTTGGCCTGTTCTGATGTTGGTGGCGTGTAGATGAACGGGTTGTGGGAGATGTCGGCGTTGAGGAGCCTGGGGTCGATACGCAGGAGGTTCGCCGGGCATGATCGCCTACCTTCGTACTCGTTGTCGAACGTTGCGAGCGCGAAGTACTGTGAGGGCACTCGGTTGTGGAGCTCGATGCTGACTTGCTTGATCTCGTGGTTGGCGTTGTCAGGGAAGAGGATGGGGAGTCTCGAGTGGGCTTTAACGCAGCGCTCATGGTCAGTGAGCTCGTCGTCTTCCTCACCCAGCGGCCCGTCGTACAGGGGAATGATGGTGTCTTCTTCTCCGTCGCTCTCGTACATGACTTCACCTGCGGCTCGGCGCACCTGGTCGATGCTGTAGGTGACCTCCCGGCACGTCTTGATCTCGCCGTCTGCGAAGTCGTAGGCCTCGAGACTGGATCCCTCATGAGCGAAGAACGTGAACTGGTCGGCATCCAGATCCCACAGGAAGGACACGCCCTCCTGGACGCTGGGGTGGGTCTTGACGAACGCCTCGGCTGCTTCACGGCGAGCAAACGCGCGCGCCTTGCAGTTGCGTTCGACGACGCTCCTGTTGCTCAGGCCGACGTAGCTAGGCTCGGTGCTTCCCACTTCTTCCGTGTAGTAGGGGACGACGGAGTATCCCTTGAGGGGTGCGCTGCCGTCGAAGCCATAGTCGCCATTCGAGTCGATTAGGGCGAACGATTCGACTGTCCCCATGTCGTGAATGGTTTTCTTGAGGACTTTCAGGAAGTCGCTGCGGCTGTAGCCGTCTTTGTCTGCGCGTTGGAGGGCGTGTTGGAGTGCGAGGAATGTGAACTCGCCGTCGTTGACGGTCATGTAGTCAACGCTGATGAGTCCGGTGCGAGCATCGTGTTTGATCGTCGCGTAGAGAGCTGATTGTTCGTTCATTGTGGGGCCTTCCTGGCTGGGGATATGGCGAGCCTCGGCCACGGTTTTTGTGTCGTGGCCGAGGCTCGTTTGGGTCAGTGCTTTGCGATCCAGTCGCTCAGCTTGATGACGGCCTGGCGGTTGTTGAGGCGCTTACTTGCTGACCATGCGGGGGAGAACGCAGCACACATGATGGCCTCGCTGTCCTTTGCGGTGAGGCGCAGGTTCGTCAGCGGAGCGTTGCGGTTGCCCGCATAGTCGTAGACCGCTGCCGCCAGGGCACGGTAGACGAGCTTGTCGAGCGCGTCCCCCATGGGGATGACGAGGGAGCGGTCCCAGGACTTCACGTAGGCCTCAATGAGCTTTCCGTCCGCGACAGGAGACAGTTCGATCTCGTCGGGCATAACGGAACGGCCGGCAAAGCCGAGGAGCCAGCGGCGCTGAATCTCGTTGAGGCGCTTATTGACAGGCTTGCCCTTCGGGAACGCAACGAGGTCAGGCTTCATCGCGTCAGCGTACTTGGTGGCGCTCTGCTCGAACGCTTCCTGTAGGCCCTCCGGGGTGTCTGGCATCTGCGTCTCGTAGTCGAAGGGCACGTCGCAGCGCTTCGACCAGTACTCCACGTCGCCAAGAGTCCACGGACCAGTGCTCACGTCGCGGATGAGGTCTGCCAGCCACACAGGCTTACGCCCGTAGTATGCGTCTGGCTTGTGAGCTCCACCCTGGACGGCCTTGTTGAACAGCTCATCGAGGGTGTTCTCTTCCAGGTTGCCGGTGACCTTATAGGTGCGGGACAGGTCCACGCGCCCGGTCTTGGAGCTGATCTTGGAGAACTCCCACTCGCCGCTCCCGATCTGGGGGTTGCCGGAGAAGTCGGTGACGACGTAGGCAGGCTGCGCTTCGTTTTCGATGTGGGTGTCGTACACGAAGGGGTTGCGGTCAATGGCCCTACCCTCGAGCGTCTGATCGACGGTCAGGAGGTTCGCGGGGAACTCCTTGCCGTTGGCGCACACGACGGCGGCGTATTGGGCTGCGCTGCGGTTCAGCAGGGCGATACGGGCATGTGTGGGAGTGTCGCCGCCTGGCCATTGGAGGGGGAGGCGTTTGCTTGCGCGTAGGGCGATGTCGGACTCGCTCTCCTCCTCAGTGGCGGGTTCTGCGGGGAGCGCCCCTGTGTAGAGGGGGACGATCAGGTCTGACGACATTCTGCCATTGAACTCGACGGATGCGTTTGGGTGGCGCAGCTGGTCGAGGCTGTAGGTGATCTCCTTGCAGGTGGCGGTCTCGCCGGTTGCGAAGTCGTAGGCTCTGAGCGACCAATGGTCTTGGACAAAGAATGTGAACTGGTTTGTGTCCAGATCCCACAGGTACGACACGGCATCTTGGGCGTGGCCGTGTTCCTTGACGAACTTTTCAGCCGCCTTGCGTTTGGCGAACGCGCGCGGGGTCGAGTAGCGATCCGACTCCTTGTAGCTCGTCAGGAGACTACCGTCACCGTCCTCGATGCCGAGGCGGTATTCTTTCCCGTCCTCGTGGTTGCGGGTGACAATGCAATAGCCCTCCATGGGTCCGTGACGGTCGTAGTATGAGCCATCCTCGTCGGACAGGTTGAAGGCGCTGATGTGCTCCATGTCGGCGACGGTCTTCTTAAGAAGGTTCAGGAACTCGTCCTGGCTGTACCCGTCCTTGTCTGCGTGTTGGAGGGCGAACTGGATGATCTGGGCAATGTGTAGGCTCCATTGGACCGTCACGTGGTTGACGGTGACGAGGCCAGTGCGCTCGTCTTGAGTGATTGTGGCGTGTACGCCTCGTTGTCCCATGAGGGGTGTTCCTTTCGTCGTGAAAGCGGTTGTGGTCTGTGAGTGTTGGCGACTTGTCAGAGGATCACGTAACCGGGGGCGGTTGCGGTTTCGAGGGCGACGACTCGGGGCATGTTGTGGGGTGTGTTCCTGTGGCCGTGGATGATCGTGATGTCGGCGCGGGCCGCTGCCTCACTGAGGGGTTCCGGGTAGTCCTCGTAGTTGGTCTTCCTTCGGTAGGTGCTGGTGCGGTCGTTTGCGCCGTTGGTGCACTCGAGGGCGGTGAGGGTGCGGTCCTGGTTTGCTGTGCCGCCGGTGGTGACGTAGTAGGTTCCGCTTTCCGTGTGGATGGTGAGTGCGCAGGTGAGGTTGTTCAGGTGACGCAGGAGGTCGCGCTTCTGCACCCCCGTGCGGGTGACTGCCCCGATGGCCTGTTGTACGTCGGGGAAGTCGCGGGGGTTGACGGCGCGGGTGATGGTTTCACGCAGGACGGTCTCGTCGATCCCCTCAAGGAAAATGACGGTGTGGCCGTGTTGCTTGGCCTGGGTCTCGAAGTACTTGAGGATCTTCCACGCCTGGGCGACGTGCGGGCTGGATGCGAGCGTAGCCCCGAGGAACACCCACGTCACTGCGCGCGCGTCCTTGGTTGCGTCCCAGGCTTCCATGAGCGCCTGGCTGAGTGACTGAGCGCCGCCGTAGGCGCTCCCGATGACGACGACCTTCTCCCCTGACTTCATGGTGAGCGTGCGCGTGTAGTGTCCGTCGATGGTGGAGCGCACGAAGTCGCGCATGGCATCGAGGTTGACCAGGTGCAGCCCACAGTCGCGTTCTTCCCACTGGGCGGACACCCACATGCCACGCCCGGCGTATCGGCGGCACTCGCGTGCACCTTCGCGGACCCTCGCAGAGATTCTGAGCACGTCTTCTTCGGGGACGTAGGTGACGGTGCCCGCGCGCTTCGCGTTCTGCGCGAGGATCATGTCGTCAGTGGCGTTGCCTTGCATGTCGATGACGGCGACCTGGTAGCCGTAGGCTCGGGACATGTCGGCGAGGTGCTTGAACTGTTGCAGCTCCGGGTTGGTCGCGTCGAAGAACACGTCACCGCCCTGCTCGAAGCGCGACCGCAGGGCGGACTCGAGGACACGGGAGATCGTTTCCTCCGTGCCGCCACGGATAGACCTGCCGGGAACGCCGTCCCAGTCGGGGACGGGCATGGCGAACACGTCGCGGATCCCGTCGAGGGAGACGACTTGGCCGCGGGCCTGGTAGAGGCCGAGGAAGGTGCTCTTGCCGATACCGGGTGCTCCTCGGACGATGAAGAATGTCCTCATGGTGATCCCTTGCCTTTCTGCTGGCGTGACACGTGTAGAGCGCCACCGAGAGATCAGCGCGCCCTGTTGCTGCGGGGAGCGGTCAGCCCATGCCGACGCTGACGTAACGGACGTGTGCGACCTGCTGGCCGTGCATGATGGCGGGGTGTGCGAACCAGTAGCCGTTCCCCACCGGGACGGGTTTGTTCACGTCGAGGCCGTAGTCTGTGCACGTGTCGAGCCTGAGAACAGATTTGCCCCACTCTGCACCGGAGGCGCGGCTGGTCGGCACGCACGTCGTGTAGCCGACGATGCTCCCATCTGGCGCGACGAGCACGCCGCTAAGCTCGTGCAGCTGGCGCGCCCAGTCGTCTTTCGCGCCCTTTATCCACAGGGAGGTGAGCCATGCCCAATGCGCCACGGGGAAGATGTTCGCATCCTTCATGTGGAGGACATCTACAAGGAAGCGCTGGGTTTGGCCCCAGTGGTACTCGAGCTCGGGGGTTGGCATTAGGCTGTCATCTTTCAACTCGACAAGATGCTCAATGCGCTGACCCGCTTGTTGGGCTTCTTTAAGCAGGTTTCGGAACCTGGTGTCCCTACTAAGTGGGATGTGCCGGACTTCCGTCATGATTGTCTCGCTTTCCTGGGATGGAACACTGTTCGGCGTGTTCGTGATAAAAAATATCATATTGCCGCGCATATGTGCTACTTTGTGGGTATGCAACTGCTCAACATCACAATCAGCAATCACAAGTCGATCAGGGATGAGGCCACCCTCAACCTCGCCCTATCGGCAATACGCACCCTCAACCCGCCAGGAGGCACCCAGTGGGGCGAATACCTGCACCGACTCGCCGGCATCTACGGTCCCAACGGCTCTGGGAAAACGAACATCCTAGAAGCCTTCCGCCACATGAAGAGCGCGATTACTACCCTCCTGCCCCTGGGATCTAACGCGCTCCCCTACAGGCCCTACGACACGTCGAAGCCCACCTGCTACAGCATCGAGTTCATCCTCGACGACATGCGCTACGAGTACAGCCTGTCCCGGAACGTAGACGGCGTTGCAGGGGAGCACCTGCGCGTCGCTCGCAAGCGGTGGAACACCATCTACTCGCGCGACATGCACGGGGCTGTGACCGGCCTGAAAGGCCTCCCCCATGTCAACGTGAACGAACTGGTTCTCACTCGAGCGTCCCTCATGGGCGACCCGCAGGTGAAACCCGTCCGCGACGCGCTCACGACTGGGGTCAAGGTCTTCCGTGTCGGCACTCCCTCGATGGAGGACGCATACCTGCACATTGCCAAGCATCTTCTGTCGCGCCGCCTCGACACGACGGCCCTGAGCACGCTCGCCCAGATCGCAGACATTGGCACTACGAGCATCGAGCTGCGCGCCCCCCAGCGGCCAGTGCGCTCCACACACCATACTCCCGTAGACAGAGAGGCTGCGGAGGTCGCGCTCGCGAAGGCTCTCCCCCACCTCCTCGAGTTCCATTACGGGGAGCACACAGTCCCCCACACGGCGCTCTCAGCGTCTTCGGGGAGCATCATGTGGCTGGCGCTTGCCACCGCAGCCATTGACGCGCTCACCAGCGGGCAGGTGCTCGTTGTGGATGATCTGACGGCTTCCCTCCACACGGAGCTTGGTCGCATCATCATCAACTGGTTCACCAGCCCCACCATCAACCGGACAGGAGCCCAGCTCATCTTCACGACCAACGACATCGCACTCATGGACATTGGCCGCGGCCCCATCCATAACCGTGAGCGCATCTGGTTCACAGAGAAGAACAGCGCCCAGGCCACCACGCTCTACCAGCTCTCCGACTTCACCGGACTGCAATCTCGAAGCAACATCACGAAGAACTACCTTGAGGGGCGTTTTGGGGCCATGCCTTACTCATGCCCCTCGCTCGTCTACAGCATTCTCACCGACTGACGACGGGTATAGGAAGCGCCCCAAGGGTTACGGTCATGTTCCCTTGGGGCGCTTCGCTGTATGAGCTTCAGCAGATGGGGAAGTAGGTGGCGATGGCTCGACGGCCTGCGCGGGTTTGCTCGTTGAGGTCTTCCGCGAGGGATTGGTCGTCCCAGCGGCCTCCGTCGGGGCTGATCCATGTGCGCTGACCCTTCATGTGCTGGCGATCTTCGTGGGTCTTACCGTTACCGGGGCCCACGGTGACGATCAGCGTACCCAGAGGGAGGGTGCGCAGGTCGATTTAACCCTGCATGTCAATGAATGCGATGGCGGGCATGTCCTTGCGTGAAGCCATGATTGGGGTTCCTTCCTGTGCGGCTTTTGCCTACTGAGCGTCCGCGTTCTGGTGTGCAGCTTCGTAGGCTTCAATAATGGTTGGGCCGAGTCGGCCTCGCGTGGACGACGTGTAACCCTTCTCGATGGCCCACGCCCTAATCTCAGCAGTCTTCTGTCGCTGAGCGCGCCCCGTGCTGGCACTGCTCGTCTTGCGCGATGACTTCCGTGAGGTCACACGCCGACCGTTGGCGATGTAGGGCGCGAACACCTCGCGGAACTTGTCTGCATTTTCCTTGGACAGGTCGATTTCGTAATGTGCGCCGTCGATGCTGAACCTGATGGTGCGGTCGGCTTGGGAGCCGTCGAAGTCATCAACCATCTTGGTAACCTGGTATTTCTTGAGCATTTGTTGCTCCTTTCTGATGAATTGTTCCTTAATGTCCAACTGTAGCATTACGCCCATTACTACGGCAACATTAAAAGCGTTGCAAGACTGGGCGAAACCGTGGTTTTGCTAAAAAAGGGGGAGGCCCCGGAGAGTATCGCATCTCTGGGGCCTCCCTATTTGCTGACGGGGGTCAGTTCTTGTTCTGGCGGCGGCGGGCCACCAGGAGAGCGCCACCGGCGACGGCGAGCACGCCAGCGCCAGCGATCAGGCCAGCGTCGGCACCCGTCTTAGCCAGCGAGCCACTGCCGTTGTTGACGGGAGCGGAAGGCGTGGGGGCCTTGGGGGTCACCGGATGGGTGTCTGGGGTGCTGGGCGTGTCTGGGGTAACCGGGGTGGTCGGAGGCTCCGAGGGCTCCGGGGTGGGAGTCACGGGCGATGTGCTGGGCTTGGGGTCCGGGCTGACCGGGGGAACGCTGGGCTCCGGGTCGGGAGTGACCGGGGGCGTATCCGGGGTCGGCTTGGGGTCCGGGGTGGGCTGCTCAGGCGTGGGCTTCGGATCCGGCTTCGGGGTATCCGGTGTCGGAGCAGGCGTGGGGGCCGGGGGATCCGACGGCTCCGGGGTGGGCTCAGGCTTCGGGTCCGGCTTCGGCGCTTCCGGCGTGGGGTCCGGTGTCGGAGCGGGCGGCTCTGGGTTCGGGGTCACCGGAGGAGTGGATGGCTCCGGGGTGGGAGCAGGAGGTTCCGAGGGCTCAGGTGTGGGGGCCGGAGGCTCGGACGGTTCCGGTGTCGGATCTGGAGTCGGGTCCGGGGTGGGAGTCGGCTCCGGGGTCACAGGCTTCGCGTCCTCATCCGTGGAGCCACCAGAGCCACCCTTCGCGCGCCAGGTGTTCTCAGCAACGAAAGTCACACCGTTGATGGTGGCTTCATTGTGCAGGAACAGGCCCTCTGTCAGGTTCTTGAAGGCGACGCGGCAGTTGACCTTATCGCCCGCAGCGGGAGTCGTGAAGGTGATGGTGTGCTTGTCTGCGGACAGCTTGTTGTTGTCCGCCAGGATCTCATCCTGCTTGGCCCACGAGCCGTTGGCGGTGCAGTAGGCCTTGCTGGCCAGCACGTCGGCACCATTGTCGGTGATGGTGACGGCTGTGCCGCCAGCTAGTTCACCTGTCCAGATCCAGCCACGGTGACGGTGTAGGCCGTTCTCCATGCCGTCGGAGTACGCGCTCTTACCGGGGTTCTTGTCGTAGCCTTCGCCGATGACACCCTTGCCCATAGACACCGTGTAGGTGGTGCCCGCGACGGTAATATCGACGGACTTCTTGCCGACAGCGGAGGAGTCAACCGCTACCGAGAGGTTTACGTATGCGGCCTTAAGGTCGCCGTTGCCGCCGAGGGTTGCGGCGATGTCTGCGGTGATCTCGCAGTTGATGCCATTGTCGGTGACATTGCACTCGCCAATGGTCTCTTCGTGTGAGCCGTCGAGGGTGGTGGCCTTGAGGGGCACCTTGGTCAGGCCTGCGGGAATCTTCAGGCCCTCGCCCAGTGTGACACTGAAGGTCGCGCCCTGGGCGACCTTCTTGCCGGAGTAGTCCACGTGGATCTTTACGGCAGAGCCGACGCTTGGCTTGTCGTATTCGCGGGTGGCGCTCACATTGTCGATCTGGATGCCGCCGGTGGCGGTAGAGGTGCCGCCGTCGTTGCCGGTGATGTCGTTGCCGGTTCGTGCGGGGGCGGTGGCGGGAGTGTCGCCGGTAGCGTTGTCGGGCGCTGCGAACGTCGCCGTTGCGGGGTGGGTGATAACACCCATGCCCACGAGGGCGAAGAGCGTGACAGCCTTCGTGAGGGCCGAGCGCTTGATGGTCTTAGTAGACAAAGTGTCTCCTTCTGTGTTGATGGAGGGAGTGTGCGCTCCCTCGCTCCGTGCTTTCGTGGAAAGCCTATATGTACGCTGAATGTTTTTCAAGCGCATTTTCTGGTTTTTGTTGGCGTATTAGTTTGTAGCGGTTGTGAAAGTGGTTGTTTTGCAACTAAAAACGTCTCTTTAATGCGCGCAATGTGGTTGTTGCCACCTTTATTTCGTTGCGGTTTCAGGTATCACCTACCGCTAGGTGAGTATTACTTGTTTTGTGGCGCGAAGGGTTCGTAAAGCTGCTGGAAAACGGCTGGCTGCATTACTCGTAGCCCGTACTTTGTGCGCACAATGTACCAGCCTTCTTGTGCGAGAACGGGTTCAGGTCCGCTCCTGCTGTTCCACACGTACAGGCCCCACATGGAGGGGGTTTCGATGTAGCGGGTGGTGCGTGGTGCCCATTGAGTGATGAGGCGTGCGACGTGGGGGCTGGTGAGTTGGACTGCTGGATAGAGCCAGTTGGAGCCGTATCGCCGCTTTGCCCAGTGCGCGCCGTCGATGGGTGGGAGTTCTCGGGCGGCGCGTACTGGTTTGGCTGCTTCGCGGGCTTTGCGAGCGGCTTTGCGTGCCGTGTTGCGGCGCTCGCGGGCGGCGGCTTGCTCGGATGGGAGTGCGGCTGCGTTGCGGCGTGCTGTGGCGATGATCTGCTGCGCAGTGGGGGTGGGCATGTGCTGCTACAGGCTGGTGTAGATCTTGTTGAACTCTTCGGCGCTCATGTGCTGGACAAAGACAGATCCTCGCAGGAGGTAGGAGCCGACGGGCGCGAACGCATCGTGGCCTTTACCTGTGGGGTAGAGGATGCCGGCGACGGTGCCTTTGCCGGGGATAGCTGCGCCTCCCACTTCCCCGCCGCACCACTCGGCGACGGCCTCGAGGGTTTCCCCGTAGATGCGGACTGCATCGTGGAGGGTTCCGTCAGGGAGAGTGAGCATGAACGGGAACATGTGGGAGGCGCTGGCCATTATCGCGTCCTGTCTGGGCTTAGTAGTATTCCCCTGTTGCGTAGGGGTCCGTCGTGTACTGAGCGTTGGGACTGTAGGAGTTGTAGCCGTTACCCTGACCGCTGGGTGAGGGGGTGGTCTTCTTGACGGTGGCCTGCTGGCGGCGCAGGGAGACACTGACATCGTCGGCGATCAGTTCGAAGCCACGAACCTTCACGCCGTTCGAGTCGTATTCCTTGGGCTCGACTCTGCCCGAGACGGCGACAGTTGCGCCCTTTCGCAGGGACTCTGCGACGTTCTCGCCGAGTTGTTCCCAGGCTACGCACTGCACGAAGAGAGTGGTGCCGTCCACCCAGTTGCCGGACTGGTCGCGGACTCGGCGGTTGACGGCGACGGTGAATGATGCGACGGGCTTACCGGACTGGGTGTAGCGCAGCTCGGGGTCGCGGGTCAGGTTTCCGCTGATGCGGAGCTCGTTGTCGTAGTTGCTCATCGGGGTTCCTTCTTGATGGGTCGTAGGGTCCATTCATGCTCGAACTCGTCGCACGGAATGGCAGTGAAGATGGATCGGTTGCCGCTGTATCGGCGCACGATGTAGTCGCCGACGTGGGCGGTGGTTGTGTGTGAGGTGATGGTGTTTGTGACTTCGATGAGGGCGATCTTGCCGCCCTCGGTTTGTAGAGCGCCGTGGCACCATCGGGCTACCTGGCGCAGGTTGTCGCTGGTGACCTGCATGGCTTCGGGGGTTCGCCTGAGCTGGCAGGGGCGCGGCTGGTCAGTTGGTGGTCTTCGCGTACCCATTTGGCACTTCCTTTCCTGCATCTAGCGTCATACGCAGAGTCTCGTCATCGACGAAGCCGATCCATCCGATGAGGTCGGTTCGGAGGGGTTGACGTTTGTCGTTCGGGGTCATGAGGCGCAAGCCGAAGATGGAGATGCCCCTAGCGGCGAAGCTGACGGCCCCAGCTCCAAGGAGCGGGAGTGCCGCATCGACGACGAGGGAGGGGTATAGCAGTGCTGCGCACAAGGCTGCGAGGCCGCTGCCGAAGCCGATGAGCCACGCGAACGTGGAGACTGTTCCGAGGGTGAACAGAGCGGCGCACAGGACGCTACGCAGTGTCGTTTTCGCTACCTTCATCATTGGTCATCTTCTCCTTCCTGAGCGAGTCTGGTGACTTCTTCCTGGGTGAGTCTGGTGAGTGTAAGTTTCACGCCCTGTTCTGTGCCGTAGTGCTTCCACACGTTCCAGTGGACGATGCGACTGTCGTCCCGGAGGATCCCGTTTCCGAGAGCGTCGCCGATTGCTCGTTGGAGCTTGTCGAGGTCGGGTTTGACGGCGGGGAGTTTAAACCGTGGTCGTTTAGGAGGTTGGAGGTAGAACTCAGCGACCACCTCAACCGGCTCGTCCAGGGGCGTGTCCCAGCGGGCCTTGTGGGCGGCGTGCTTGACAAGGAGGGTGACGGCGGTGCGCCACGCCCCGAGCCGGGGGTTGTCATGAACGATGACCGGCTTGCGTGATCCTTGGGGCGTGAAGCATCGGGTAGAGCCCTGAGTCTCGGGTTTACCCGGAACCCACACTGTGATCGACTTAGGCAATGCGCTCACGCTTGCCGTAGACGAGCTTCCCGCGAGCCTTCCACACGCCGCCGTGGGTGGTGGTGATCTGCCAGCGGTCATCTCCCTCTTCGCCAGCCTTGTTGAAGACCAGCTTGAAGCGCACGCCGCGCTCGCGGAAGAACAGGCTAATCCCTGCCAGCTCGGCTGCGGCATGGTCAAGATCGTAGTCGCCGTCATCCCACGGGAAATGGGTGTACAAGTCCACGAGTCGCCCGTCGGGACCGTAGGCGAAGTTCCAGGCGAACAAGAGATCAATGTCGCCACCGCACCCCTTCTGGAAGGTCTCATCGTGGGTGGCGATGTAGTTCATGAGCCACTGCTCGAACATCTCCCCGTCGGCTCGCGTGAAGGTCGCCTTGGAAAGATCGCCCACCTCAAATGCTACGTCCGAGATGTATTCGTAGTAGCTCATTGGAGGAAGTGTCCTTTCTTCTGGATGGGGCCTCGCGTTTCGACGACCCACTCGCTAGTCTTGCTCTTCTTGCGAGCAGTGATGGTGGAGCCGTCACGCAGGTAAGCGCGACCGTTGCGGCGGTCGATGACTCGCAGGTCGCCCATGGAGATGTTCTCCAAGTGGGTGAGGGGGTCGGTGATGCGCTCTGCCTGGTCCAAGTGGAGCTGGAGCAGGGAGGCGAGCGACGTTGCCTTGTTGGTTGGGGGCAGGTAGATGGAGTTCATTTAGTAGTCCTCTCTAAAGGGATCATTGCGGTAACGGTACCACTGTTTTGGGGGTACATTATCCCCATGTTTGGTTAAGTGGATCACAGTGCATTTATGCCTACCTCATGCCAAATGGAGCGCCGTAGTGCGCGAACCTAAACCAGAACGTAGAAACATATTCCCCAAAGCGTATCTTTCGGCCATATATCAACTCTTTTGGGCAAGCGTTATGCACTATGCGGCTCGCTTTACTCAGGTCTAGCCCCCGTGGAGAACGAGACTAGAGCGCTCAAACTGCCACCATTTATTACCGTGCGGTAGTCAGTGTGAGGTGAGGTGCCAGCCCTTGCACGCTGGACACCTGTAGTAGCGGCACTCTTCACGTCGCGGGTTACGCGAACGCTGCGTGGAGGCGAGGGCGAGCTTCGCGTCGAGCTTGGTGCGGTACCGGATCTTGCGGGGAGGCTTCACGCACCAGCTGGTCTTGCTCCAGCGGAGCTTCTTCTTGCGCTTCATGGTCCCATCTTCGGCTGGGCGTAGGGCTTGTGTGATTCGTGGGTTGAAGGTCATGGACGTAGTTCCTTGGGGACGAGAGCGTAGCTGCTGGCTCGGTGTGCGATGCGTTCTTGGACGATCAGGGGTAGCGGTTCTGGGGAGGGGTTGAGGCGACACTTTCTGCGCCACTCGATACGACCATCCGGGTGCACCCATAGGAGGCCGATTGATCCGCTCATGATGGGCGGGCTATCGATGAGGCCTGCTGGCGTGGCGTAGAAGAACCTGTGCGTGACTTGTCGCCAGGCGCGGACTTTGGCGAGGCTTTCTCTCTTCGCGTCGGCTCGGTCCACCTTGATCTCGATGGCCGTGCGGATGCGCTTGTCGAACATGAGCGCGTCGATGCGGCGCGTGAATGCCTCATGCTCGCCCTGTTCGTAGTAGTCCGCGAGGGACTGCTCGTCGTTGATGGTGAGCTCGGGGACGAACGCCGCTGTCGGGTAGTGGTGGCGTAGGGCGTTGAGGATGTCTTCGGCGTTCATCAGCGGCGCTTCTTGGTTGCTGCTGAGATGAGCGAGGAGATGTGCTCCGTGAGTGCTGCCACGAGGGGTTCTGGTACGACAGTGGCAGAGATCGGCTTGTGGTCGGAGTTCCAGATGAGCGCGTCGCCCGGATTCAAGTAGTGCAGGTGTTCGCGCAGGTGTCCGCGCGGCACTGCGAGCGCAAGGAATGGCGTTCCGTCTGGGTTTGTTTCGATGGTGACGCGGAGGCCTTGGGCATTGAGGTAAGCTGCGTCAGCTTCGTGGTTTCGTGTGGTGATGTACGCGACGGCGTTCATGACTGTTCCTTGCTGGTTGGTTGCGCATATTCGGGCCAGCCTTCCTCGAGGGCGACTTGGCGTTCTTGCTGGAGGGCTCGCAGGATACCTTCGGCTGCTTGCAGGGGGACGACCCCGTTGCCGAGGGCGCGCAGGGTTTTCTCGCGGGAGAGGCCTACGCCCGTGACGTGACCGTCGGGGAGTCCCATGAGCCATTCGACGAAGCGGACAGACAGGCGCGGTTTGCCTCCTTCGCGCAGGGGTGGCTCTGTCGGGGCTGGGGCTGTGCGTCCGGTGATGGTTTCCCAGTGGGCGACGGCTGGCTCGTAGGGGCCGAAACTGTCGCGTAGGGTTCCTGCTGTCTCGTGCAGGTTGGGGCCGTAGCCGTTGGATGAATATGTCGCGTTGGTGGCCTGCGGGGTGGGCAGAAGGTTCCCTCCGGTCGTGAAGAGTCCTTCGCGGGCGATGATGCCCAAGTCGGTGACTTGAGTGCGGCCCGGCTTCTTCCGCAGGTGGGCTTCGGCAGTGTTCCCTGGGGCCTGGGCGACGGGAGTGGGGAGGAGCTTGGTCGCCTGAGACAGGCTCATCCCCTTCCCCTCCTGGTGGTAGCCGCCCTTCCAGTCTGATGCGGTTGGCGTGGGGATCAGGGTTCGAGGTGTTCGATCACGTCCGCTAACGTCGGCCCATGACCGCCCTCCCGGCGCTTCTCGGGTGGCTGGCTCCCACCGTTCGAGCCAAGGTTCGCCGTGGGGGTGAGCAACAACGAAGACTCGGGCCCGCTTGTGGGGCGCTCCAACGTCGGAAGCCTGAACAACTGTCCACGTCGCGTCATACCCGATGCCGGCCAGATCTCCGACCACACGACCGGCTGCTCGGAGAACAGGTCCGGTTGGCCGTCCTCCCATATGTCCCTGTTCGGGTTCCATGAGGCTAAAAGCTGATGCACTGAGTGCTCCTTGGACGTTTTCCCAGACGACTAGCCTGGGGCGGATAGCAGTGATTGCGTGGAACATGGACTCCCACAGTCCTGAGCGGGTGTCCTTGGTCATGCCAGCTCGAGCGCCGGCGAGTGAGAGGTCGGTGCAGGGTGAGCCGCCGCAGATCACGTCTACGGGTTCGACCTTCGTCCAGTCGATGCGTGTGATGTCCCCGAGGTTGGGTACGTCGGGGTGGTGGTGGGCGAGGATGGCTTGGGGGCCGGGTTCGATGTCGCTCACCCAGGCGAGGCGTGCGGGGCCGAGGGCGAGTTGTACGCCGAGGTCTAGGCCACCGTTAATAGCCCGAGAACAGGCTTCCGATTGTGTAGTTCCCAGGCAGTTGCATCACCTCCGAGAGGATGTCGGGGAAGGTTGTGGTCTTGTCCTTCACGGGTGCGGCGGGTTCGACGGTGGGCGTGTCCTGCTCGGGCTGGGCGGGAGCTTCGACAGGTTCTTCGGTCTTCGGCTCAGTGAGGGCCTTGTACTCCTCGAGGGTTGTGCAGCCCATGCGGAGCATCTTGCGTCGCTCGGCGTGCGTGGTGCCGCCCCAGATTCCCTCGCAGGAGGGGCCCTGGGCGAGTGCTTCCTTGAGGCACAGATCCTTGACGGGGCAGTCGGCGCAGACTCTCAGGGCGAGTCGAGCTTCCATGTTGCCGTTTGCTCCGCGCTCGGGGAACCATGCGTCGGGGTTGAGGGCTCGCACGCATGCGCCCTTCTCGGTCCATGCTTCGGGCATGACGAGAGAGCTCACTGCTGCCGTGTTGTCCTGGTCGTTGCGGCTCATCACTGTCCCTCTGCTGCGGCTTGAGTGGCCCAATGGTTGTAGGTGCCAACGGGTCTTCCGAGTTGCTGGGCAACGGTGACGGCGTGCGCACTTATGGGGTCGGTGTCCCAGCCTGGCATGATGAGAACGCCGTCGCACTGCAACAACATGCGCAGGGGATCCACTCCATTCGCGTCGCTATCCGCTGGTTTGACCAGTTCATAGCCGAGGAGTTCAAGGTAAAGAAAAGCGATGCGAGCATCCCCGTCCGCACAGGAGTTCTTGCGTGCGTAGTCGCGAGGGAGGGCGATGTAGATTCGCTTGGACATGTGTTCACCCCTTTCAGGTGGTGGTCGTGTGTGTGGTTATGTGGTGGGGATGCGGTGGCCGGTGTCATCGAGGAGGAACAGGCCGTCCTTGTATTGGACGGGCACGTCGTGGGGGTCCGCGTATTGGGAGACCGCCCACCCGTAGTTGCGGGCTTCGCGCCTGTTCACTTCGACGTGGCCGTGGCATCCAGTGGTGCCGGAGCCGCATAGGACGATGAGGTTTGCGGGGCTGTTGATCGACGGGTCGTTTGTGCCGCCCATGCCGCGGGCTTTGCGGTGCTGAATGCTGGATTGGATGTAGGTGACATCCTTGCCGCATCGAGCGCACCGCCACATGTCGCGCCCGTAGATGAGTTCGCGGGTTTGCTGGCTCGGGCCACTACTGGTTCGCGCCGCCGCCGGGCTTTGCCGTTTCCGGCCAGCCTTCGTTCCACGTCTCAGACTCATCGTCGTTCACCTCGCCTCCCTGTGCGCTGTAGGATGCTTCCAGGTCGTCCAGGTTGTCCGTGTCGGCGGGCGCGTCACCATTGAGGGGGAGTTCAGCGGTAGGCTCCGGGGCTCCGGCTTCTGCTGCGTAGCGCTGGATGCCAGCAAGGACGGCGGTCGTTTCGTCCATAGTCAGCTCATCCACGTTCACTTGCTTGTCACCGAAGACGTAAGCGAGGACGATGGGCAGTTCATCCTCGGAGAGGCCCTGGGTCCGCATGGTGCGCTGGATCATGCCCATGGGGCCAGATACTCCCTTCGGCTTCTGGGAGCCGAGCGGCGGGTACTGCTCGGGGCGCTGAGACTCGTCGTAGAGGCCGTAGGACTCCTGTGTAGCGGGGGCCTGTTGGGGCTGCTGTGCCGGTTCTGGATGCTGCTGGGGGGCTTCCTGGGGTTGTGCGGGCATGTACTGGGTGTATCCCTGCTGTGCCTGCGGGTGAGGCTGCTGCACGCTCTGGACGGGCTGGGCGCAGGTCCGCTGCTGCGTGGACTGCTGCTGGGCCGGGGCCTGCTGGGAAGGCTGGCGCTGACCAGAACGGTTACCCGACTTCTTCGCCTGGCGGAGGAGCACGTCGAGCACCTGCTCAGCCTCACGCAGGTTCATCGTGTCGTACCCCCTGCCGGGGCGCACGTTGCGGCGCACGATTTCAGCGAACGCGCCTTCCGTCAGGTGCAGGAGGTCGAGGCCCTTCTGGATGCGCTCGCGCACCTCGTCGATCTTGTCCTTGTCGCGCTCGTACTCGATCATTCCGATACGGGCGTTGACTTCCTCCAGCTCGCGCGGAGTCATGAGGGCGACGGGGATGCCGGGAAGGGCAATGCCGTTGAGGACTTCGGCGACCTTCTCGTTCGACAGGTGCAGGCGGTCCATGTCGCGCTTCACCTGCTCACGCATGTCCAGGACACGCGAGGCCGACTCGGCGGTCTGGAACTCTTCGGGCACGTAGCTGAACCCCATGAGGACTTCGGAGACGGCCTGGCGGCACACCTCGCTCGTCGCGCGAGCCATGAGCATTGCCTTGGGGTACTGAACCCACGTGGGGGTTGACTCCCACAGGCCAGCGACGCGGGCCTTCTCTTCATCCCAGACGGCGACGTGCTCGAACGAGGGGTCGTCATTGCGAATGACGACGGCGGTGGCCGTGCTGGTCTCCGCGTCCCACTGCTCGCGCAGCGTATGGCCTGCGTTGCGGACCAGGCCAGCCATGAACTGCGCAGTCATGGTCGGCTTCACATCCTTGTCGCCGATGAACGAGAAGCCGCGCAGAACCGAGATGACCGGGACATTCAGATACTTGGCGATCTGCATAAGGATGTACATATCGCCAGCATTGCCTCGCATCTGCGAGGGGACGAGTGCGCCAGCCTGAGCGTAGATAGCTGCTTCGGCCATGTCGCGGCGCATTTCCTCCTCACTGAGCGCCTTGTAGCCGGGCACCTCAAGCGAGATGACGGGGGTTTCCTCAGCCTTCTCAACGGTCTTGGGTGTGCGGGTCTTGGGCGCAGCCTTCTTAGCGGCGGGCTGCGCGTCGTTTGCCTTGGGGGTCATGTAGGTAACCTTTCGCTACATGTAGGGGGTTGGTCAGGCGAGATCGTCGTTGAGTTCCAGCATCTCGAGGAGCTTGCGGACGGTGAGCTTATCGTCCACGAGGTGCTTGGCTTGCTCTTCGCTCATGCGAACCGTGAGGGTGGCCGCATTGAGCGTCGTATCGTCGTCCATGCCATCAGGCATGACACCACCGGCCTGCTCGACGATCTTGGCCAGGTTCTCCTGCGTCACAAACTCTTCCGGGAATGTGACGGTCGGAATGGCGTTGTGCTCGATGCCGTTTTCCTCGCACCAAGCCATGAACGCGCGAACATCCACGATCTTGAGGCCGGTACCCGGCTTACGCGAGGGCTTGCGGTAGGAGAGCGTGCCGGAGTCACCGCGGGTATCTGCGTCGATCTTGTAGCCGCCCTTCTGGGCGACTGCCGGGAACCGCTCGTCCAGGTTGTCAAGGATGTATGTCTTGACGGGGCCTTCGGCGTTCTTCACGCGATCCTTGAGGAGCTTCGCGTAAGCCATGATGCGCGGGGCGAGGTCGTCCCACTTCTTCGACTTGCGGAGGACTTTAACTTCCTTCTTCGCTGCCATGTTGAGCTTTGCCTTTCTTGCGTGAGATTCGTGGAGGCAGTGTCGCCTCCGACGGGTAGTTTCGGGCATTGATGCGCGCCCTTGTGATGAGAGCATGGGCGATGCTGGTCTGGCGCGATTTAAGGGTGAGCTGTAGGCGGGCGAGTGTTTCCGCCACTGGTGGGGATGGGTCTTCTTCTGTCACTGATGAGCCTTTCGGTTGATGTCGCGCAGAACTGCGACAAGTTCGCGCCCCTGTGGGGTGAGTCGTTGAAGTTTGGCGGTGCGCCCGGTGGAGGTCTTGGCGCGCTTGGGCAGCGCCTCGACGTAGCCCTCCTTCCTCCAATCGGACACGATGGTTCGAACACGGGAGGGCGTAAGTGTTGTGGTGAAGAATGCTTCTTCGGTCAGCTCTTCGCTGATCCACTCGGCCTTCTCAATGACCTTGAGTGTCGCGAACTGGAGCCACGACTTCGTGGCGTTGACTGCGAGGGCCGCATCCCAGCTGGTCTGGGGGTCAGTGAGTCGGGCGCGGGCGGTGATGGCGGTCATGGTGTCTTGTCCTTTCTCTCTGCGTGTCCGTCTTCTTTTAGTTGCCCAGTATGCCCAGTCCGTTCTTGATACGCCCCTGCATGTTCTTGGTGGCGCGCGAGATGGCCTCGCTGAGGCGGCTCCTGGCTTCCACGTAGAAGTGCCTCGTTAGCATGGTATCGACTGTGCAAAACTGTGACTCGGATGCGCGCATGTTGTTGTTGAGTTCAACATCGTGCAGTGTGGGGAGGTTGCGGAGGTTAAAGTAGTGGTTGTCGTAGACGAGGTTTCCATGCTCGTCTGTGTCTCTCTTGAAGAAGCGGATGAGCATGAGCGTCACAGCGTCCCTGTTGTAGGGTGCCATTGCCTTGCGGAGGGTGTCAGATGCGCTATCGAGAAGAGCGCCCTTGGCGCTGTTGGCGCGGCACTCGGAATTGGCGACAAACGCGAACATCTTAGAGAAGTCGGGATAGACGGCGAGTTCCTGCCCCTCTTCGCTGTCGCGTAGTTCGCGCAAGAGAGCACCCATGTTACTGTCCTGGTGGATGAGGCGGTGGACCTCGGTGATGAGGGCGAGCGCAGTGCTGGTGGCCATCGCGTCCTCGAAGTAGCGCATAGTGCCTCGCGTGTACTCCTCGAACTTGTTGGCGGCCAGGTAGTAGGCGACTGCCCGCTCTGCGATCTCGTTTTTCTCGTCCTGGGTGAACCAGGCGGCGAATAGGGGCACGTCGATGTGTCCGTCGGCGGTGATGATGTCCTGGTAGCCGCGTCGGTCGCTGTCTACGACGGCGAGGTTGGCGATGGCGCGGGAGCGCGCATCTCGGGAGGTCGTGTAGGTCTTGGCCGCAGTGTCGGCGAGCTTAGTGTAGTCGATGGCGGTGTTGGTGGTCATGAGGGTGTCTCCTTCTCGTGTGACTGGGTTATGGGTTTGATCGTAGCTTGTGGGTTAGTTTGCCCGCAAGCGCTAACATCCACCTAATTGGTTAAGTAGATCACAGGCGGTTTAGGGTTGAGAAAAACCCCGGAACCACCAACCAGCAGCCCCAGGGCCTCCGCGTCGTAGCCTCACCGGCCACCAGTAACGCCTCGACGATCAGCCTCCGACGCGCACGCGAGCACGCGCTCGAACGAGGCGTTCAGGTGCTTCATCTGGTTCTCGGTGCGCTTCTGTACCCACGAGGTGAGTTGGCTGCGTCGAGCGAGCGCGTCCATGTCTGCGCCGCCCTTTTCGAGGTCGTCAGCCCAAGCGCGTAGGATGCGAGCCAGGTCTTTCTGCGCGTAGACCGTGGTGCGGATGAGCTCAGTGGGGCGCTTTCGTTTCGGTGTCATGATTACTGTTCCTTTCAGTTGATTCCTTGTATGTGGCTACATAGGGCGGCACCTCCCTTGATGCATTCAGAGGGGAGATGCCGCTCGTGATGAGAATGAGGGGTGGGTTAGGCCTCATTCCATGAATGCGATCTCACCCGGGTTTGCAGTGAGGATCTGCGCTAGTTGGTTCTTCCCGATTGGTCGTCCGACGATGTTGCCGTGGCGATCATACGCCCGCACTGTTCCGTAATCTAGGCAGAACTGTAGACCGTCAACTCCAACAGCTAGGGGATGATTGTCGGAGAGGGTAATGCAGCCATTCCCCTGGTATGTGGCTTCGGCCAGTATGAGGAGGGTTTGCCCGTAGGCGACCTGTTGCGGCGTGCCTACCCGTAAGGCCTTTTCGACGCTGCGAGCAAACCACTTAGGGGGAACCACATCCATTGCAGGGCATTTCTCCACAGGGGTAAGCATCCCCACCCATGCTCCCCTATTGATTTCGCCGATTAGGTACCCTGATGTGGCGCTAACGAATACGTTTGTCCGTTTCGCTCCGACTCGCTTCACGCCATCCATCAACTTATTAACTTCGCGTTTGATAGTCGGGAGATGCGGAGGGATATAACCTTCATCCCTTGGTATAAAAGGCATGTTTCATTCCTTCCGGTTTGGCCGCAATTAGGACCAGGAGATGATCGGTCCCGGTTGAGAGGTGAGGGCGTGCATGATGCCAGGCTTCGTGTAGACACCTACCATGTCCCCATGTCGGTCTGTAGCTTCGACTCGATTCCCGCGCGTGGTGAGGGTCATGGCTCTTGTGTGTTGCGCGAATGGGTGCTGCTCGTCGAGCTGGATGTGTCCACTGTTGCCACCGAGGGCTTTGCTGGCTGCGACAAGCGTAGTCCAGTAGTTCCGCTGCGCCTCAGTCCCCATGCCGGAGATGAACTCGGCTGCTGTGTTCGCGAACCACTGGGGCGGCACCACATCCAGAGGAGCCGAGGTGCTGCTGAGACTCACACATGGCTCCACGCGAAGGTAGGCGGAGAAAACAACGAAGCCGAACACTGGGACACCCGTACCAATGACGGCGAACGCAACGTTTCCCTTGACGACGAATCTGCGGACCACGCCCCAGTCGCACTCAAATACAGGGCGAACATCTTTTGTCGTGAAGCCCATGGACGATTCCTTTCAGTTGGTGGTGCAGGTTGCCAGCGCGTCGGCGAGAGCCTGCTTCTCACTGCTGGTCACTGTGAGAGCGTAGCGACTCTTGATCTGCACCTGCTTAGAGGCGTAGGCGCAGGCGTATGCGCTATTGGGTGGCATCCACTGGTCTGCGCTCTTGGAACCCTTGGCCATGTTGTCGTGGCCGTTGACGGCCAGGAGGTTGTCAGGGTCGTTGGCGAGAGCTTCACGATCTTCCTGAGTGAGCTTGTATGCACCGGACTGCCAGGCGTTCTCGAGGGCGACAACATGGTCGATCTGGACCTTCGATGCGTCCTTCTTGCGGAAGTCGATCCACTTGCCCGAGTAGGGGTCTGCGAGTTGGCCGGCGGTGATGACGCAGGCGTTACGCTTTTCCTGGACGGTGAGGTCGCGGGCGAGGATGTCGTTCCTCGTGTCGCAGCCGTTATGGTCCACGTCCTTCCAGGCGGGGCCGAACTGCTCCACCCGGTTGTACTTCTCGGGCGGTGTGGGGTTGTCGTTGACGGTCAGGTTGTCGAGGTCGCTGAGGGTTCCGTCAGCGACGGCACTGGTGTCCACGTTGCGGGAGGAGCGGGCCTCGTTCGCTCGCTGCAACATCGCGCCCACCCCGTTACAGTTGGACATGAGGGAGGCCATGAAAAACGCGAGGAATAGGATTACGCCCACAGCCCGCAATATTGATGGCTTCCGCTTATCACTGTTCATGATCTTGTTCCTTTTATGCCCACGGGCTGATGGAGTGGATGAAGTGGATGGTGGGGATGAAGCCGCATAGGGCGTATCCGAGGATGCCGTTGATGGCCCACGCGCTCCAGTGGATCGTGAGGGGCACGTCGGGGTAGCGGCGGAACATGTTCCACACCGTGACCATCATCAGGAGTAGGGCGAGTGCTGCGAGGCCGAAGTTCACCCAGGCGTGGATCACGTCGGGCACCTGGTAGGTGGCGGGAGTGAAGATCGGGGAGGCGAAAGCGGCGCTAATGAGTGCGACCGTGAGCGTGGCGCTGAGGGTGTCTGCGCTGCGCTTGAAGGCCGTGTCGCCCATGAGGACGACGGTGGCAACCATGAAGGCTGCGGACGCGACGAGGGCCGCGGCGAACGCGACGATGAGGGGTTCACTCATGGCGGGTTCCTTCCATGAGGCGGGCGGCTAGGAACTCGGTGCCTGCGGAGTGTTCCTGCGCGTCGTTCTGGGTTGTGTCGGCATTGGTTTCAGCGTCGAGATCATCGGCTTCTTCGCGGGCTGCGGTGAACTCTTCTAGCCGCTGCTGGCGACGTTCGCGGGCCTTCTGGCGCTGCTTCTCGCTCGTCGTCGGAGTGGGCCACTCGAACGCTCCCGTCAGGCTTGTTTCGAGCTGCGCAGGGTCGGTGACGTAGGACGGCCACATAGCAACGGCCACAAGGAGTAGGAGTGCGGCGAGGAGTGCTGCGGTGAGGGTGTTCATGAAGACGGCGTGCTCAGCTGTTGTTGAGAGTGGTGCCGTAAGGGTCAGGTCCGCAACGGGGACCATCTCCCCTGTGGCCAGGTGGGCGGTATCGCCCGTGTAGGAGGAGACGAACACGGTCTCGCTCCCCCACCCCGCGGCGGGCATGTTGACGGTTGCCAGCCAGCCGGTGAAGACCTTTCCGAGAATGGTTTCCTGGCGGCTAATAGCCCACTGGGAGGGGCCGATCAGGCCCACGAACCCGAGAGCTGCGAATACGCCCGCACAGAGGGTAGATAGAGCGCTCATGGTGGAGATGTGGAATGCGCGTCGGCGCTTGTTGGCTGCGGCCTTACGCTCGCCAGCAGTCATGGCTTGTGTCCTTTCGATCTGGGTAATGCTGCGGGCGCGTCACTATCTTCTCGACAGGGACACGCCCGCAGTTCGCTCTCGGACTAGGACTCGAACCTAGATGCCCGGAACCAAAATCCGGTGTGCTGCCATTACACCATCCGAGATGGAGGGGCGGAGTGAAGCTGAAAGGCTGCGCGAGCAAGTGATCCTGGGGCCACGCCCCAGGGGGTGTTTTCTATGCAAAGAAGTAGCTCACACATTCGCGTCTTCGCTCCACCAGTGGGACAGGCAGGACTCGAACCTGCGGTGTGTCGTTAACTGTGACCGGGTTACAGCCGGTTCCCTTCGCCGCTCGGGGCACTGACCCTCTGTGTGGGTTATTTAGTTGTTGGAGTTCCGGTGACAGGGCTCGAACCTGCAACCCTGGGATTAGAAGTCCCCCGCTCTGTCCGTTGAGCTACACCGGATCGGAGTAGTCCTACCGAGAGTCGAACTCGGGTCTCCAGAGTGAAAATCTGGCAGGCTGACCGTTACCCCATAGGACCATGTTCAGTTGTTGGCGGCGGGACAGGGATTCGAACCCTGGGCACCTGTCGGTGCGACTGTTTTCAAGACAGCTCCGTTAGTCCACTCCGGCACCCCGCCATGTTCAGTTTTTCACTGAGTGCCCCCAGCAGGACTCGAACCTGCGACCCTCGGATTAAAAGTCCGCAGCTCTAACCAACTGAGCTATAGGGGCATTGGTGGGGCCTCGCCCTGTGGTGGGAGTGTTGGGCGAGACCCCTGGGTGGGTGGTTACTCCCAGGGCCAGGACTGACCGATCCCGCGCTCGAGGAGCGGGATCATCTGGAAGCCCTTGTCGGAGAGTCCGCCGAAGGTCCAGCGGCCCTCGCGGGCTTCCATCTGCGCTGTCGCGTAGCCCGCCAGGTTCCAGGTGAACACCGGAACCCTGGGAGCGTAGGTGTCGAGCGCGTTATCGACGCTGCCGCCCGTGTACTGCTCATCCGTGAGGATGACGATACGGTCATACTTTTCGCCCTGCATGTGGGCGAAAGCGACAGCATCGGGCGTGTAGGTACCGCCTCGAGCGGCGGGCATCTGGTCTACGACGCGGAGCAAGTCCGCGCTGGTAACCTTCACGTCCTCCATGCGATTGTCGAACGCGACCACTCGGACGTTTTCGCCTCGAATAGCGAGCGCCGACGCGAACACGTTGGCCGCATCCTGGCGAGTTAGCGACGACTTCGCCGACAGCGGGTAGTCCATCGAGCCTGAGCGGTCCAGGAGGACCAGCGTGCGCCCCTTGAGCGCGGGAACGTTCTCGAGCGAAGCGTTCGCTGCGTCCTGTAGGGCGGCGGCGAAAGCCAGCGGCGCATTCTTGTACGCCGCATAGAACGCGACCGGCATGGTGCGAGACTTCGCAGCCTCTTCCACGTCGCTCAGGCGCTCGTTGATCGTGGCGATCAGCGCGCGAGACGCGCCGGATGCCTCGATACGTCGGAGGTTCATTCGCAGGGCCATGTAGCCCATCTCGGGGACAAGGGTTTCCCACACGTCGGCGGGGATCGTCCCGATTGCGCCTGCGATCACCTCGTGGGTGAGCGCAGCCTTACGGATGACATCCTTCGCGTCCGGGCCGGTGAGGGCGCTAATCTGCGCGTCACGATCCAGAGCGAGGAACTGGCGGCGAGCTCGGATGATGGGCAGTTGCTTGTCGTCGCCCTTCTTGCCGTACCCCTCGTCGAGGGCGTACTTGATGAGCGCTTCCTGCGTCTTGGTCTTCGGCTTGGGGTGCGTCAGGTTGATGACATCGCGGAGGGTGACGCTCCCCGAGTTCATGCGGCCAACCCACTTGAGGTAGGAACGCTCGGACAGTCGGGCGCGTAGCGCGTGGGCAACGCCACGGCGCACGCATGACGGGATGTTGCGCCCGTACAGGCTCATCCACCCGGCGATCATGTCGGAGGCCTCGTCGAGACGACCGATAGCCGCCTCGATGATCTGGCGGTTCGTGCCGGTCAGGCCAGCGTCCAGGCGCGCCTTAACGACGCTGATAGCGATGACACTGGGGATCGACCGGAGTCCGACTTCCTGACGGAGCCAGCGGACCATGCCGAGCGCCCACTCGGGGCTGTTGACGATCTCGGGGTCCGTGGTGAGGGCCTGGATACGGTTGACGCGCTCATCGGCGGTCTCGTAGAACGTGTCCTCGTTGAGGGAGGTCACGGCGGCGAGGAACAGTTCCCCCTTGGGGGTGCGCTGCCACCCCATTCCACCTTCTGCGGTGAAGGCTCGTCCCGTCGTCGTGCTGACGGGAGTGGTAGCCATGTTGCGGGGCTTCGCGCCTCTGGTATTCATGCGCGCCATGACGCTCTCCTTCCTGGGTTCTAGTTGTGTTTTGGGTAAAAGTGGGGGACGCGAGAGAAAAGATTGAGTCGAGTGTAGTTTCGATCCAAATGAAGTAACTCGTCTCAGGCGCTTCTCGCGTCCTGCGGAAAGAGCGGGATTCGAACCCGCGAAACAGATTCCTCTGTTTACCTCCTTAGCAGGGAGGCCCCTTCAGCCACTCGGGCACCTTTCCGGGGTGCTCCCCTGATCCGGGGCGGTTCAGGGGACGCTCTTCGATTGTGGTTGTGTTGTTTGTGATGGGTTTAGTGTAGGCCTGGTTATTTTGTGCGCGCAACCCGGAAACTGGTTAACTAGATCACAGATGCGCAGGGGTTGTGCTCACCCGTCACGTGTAGAGCATCTGCACAAACAACGCAACCCACCTAACCAGCGTCCCACTGATGAGCAAACCACCCAACGCTGCAACCAGACCGGCAGTCACAAACACATTCCCCCACGTCGCCCAACGGCCTCGAGGGGGAGCTCCTAGCTCTTTCACGCCCGCACGGCTTTGCGACTCGTGATGCACAGTCATGGAACCAGCTGTCACGATCTTGAGGAGAGAGAACAGCGGGAAAGCGAGGTCGAACAGGAATGCGAGGACGATGACGAGGGCGTACAGGAACAGGATGATGCCGATGACGGCTGCGCCGGTGCTGAACCAGTCCGACACCTTGCGATCTTGTTCAAGCTGTCGTTGCGCGACGATCTGGTCAACGTTGTCTTTCTGCGTGGTGTTCAGGTTCGTGTAGTTCGCGAACTTGAGGGTGTCTTTCGCGAAGGCGAGTTTGTCGGCTTCGGAGAGCTGGTGGTTTTGTCCGACGGTGCGAGGTGGCATACCGGGTAGGTCGAGTTCACTGATGATGCCGGTGTCGGTTGCAGTGGCGGTGTCTCCACCGTTGTTGCCGCCGACGCTGGTGGCTGCATCGTCGATGGTGGGAAGGTCTTGGAGCTTCTTGCCGTCGGTGCGGGAGAACTTCAGGATGGGACCAATGCCGCCGGGGTATTGGGATCGGTCGAGGGTGGTGAGGGGTCGTCCTGAGTCGATGGTGTGGACGGTGTTGCCTTCCACGTAATCGCCGGCGATCCAATGTCGTCCGCCGGTGTCGGTTTGGACCATGAAGATGACGAAGTAGCCGTCGTTCATGGCTTGGCGCACGTCGTCTTCGGTGAACTTGTTGGCTCCCAGTCCTGCGCCGCTGGTGTCGCCTTGGACTTCGACGGTGAGTTGTCCGCCGGTCATGTTGGAGACTCCCTGTGCGAAGCCTTCGGGGTTGAGCTGGTAGAGCCAGCCGTCATCGCTGAATGGGCTGTCTTTGCCTGCCTGCATCAGTTTGATGGCTTCGGCTCGCATGTCGTTGACGGTGTAGGAGCCGCGGGCTTTGACTCCCGCGCGGAGCTCCATGAATGCGAAGGAGAAGTTGCCGCACGCTGCCTCGCCCATGGTTGCTCCGGCGTTGATAATCATGCCGCGCTCTTCGTTTGGGTCGTACCCGAAGTCACTGTCGGCGCACCACTGGCACCAGGTGGAGGGCTTGGCCTTGAGGTTGTGTCCCTGGTCTTCGGTGAACGCCTTAGCGGGGTGAGCAAAGAACGTGAGAACGAGGGCAAGGAGGAAGGTGAGAGCGACTGAGCCCCGCCACGCTCGATGGAGGTGACGAGGCGCGCGGAGTGCATTCATCGCAGGTTCTTTCTGTACGACTTGACGAGGGGCTTTTGGCTGACCGAGAGATATATTCTCTCATACTCGCTGCATCCTTCATCAGCCGCTAGGAGTGGTTGCTCCCGGTAGGCTGATCCAACCCACCCCTGACTGAGGATTGCATGGGCTGCTTCGACTTCCTCTTGGTCGAGTGGCATGTTGAAGGGTCGGGTTGTGCGGATGATGGTGGACGCTTCGGCTGCTGCGCTGAGGAGTATCCCGTAGGTCTTGTGGCGCGCTTTGGCGGGGCTTAGCGTTACGCCGGGGCGGTCGGTGTGTGCGCGGCTGAGGTGCAGGTGTTCGGCCTCGAGGTAGCTGTGGGCGAGGTGGAGTGCTGCTTGCATCCGGTCGGCGTGGCCGGCGAGGGTGAGGATGATGTCGCCGGTTGGAGTGCTGGTGGCCATGCCTGCGACGCTGAGGGCCTGGCACATATCCAGGATGCCTCTCGCTTGCACTGGGCCGCGCGTGCGGTTCGCGGGGACCACTATCTGCTGGCGGGTCATGGTTTCGTCGAAGGTGGCGGCAGCGGTTTCGAGGATGGTGTGGACTTCTGCCGCCCATTCGAGGCGGCTGCGCGCCTCATGGGTGTGTGCCTGGCGGGCGTTGAGTCGCGCTGTGATGCTGCGGGGCATGTTCATATGGTGGCCTAGTCTGCTCGCATGGTCACGTTTGCTGCGTCGGCCTTGATGAGGTTCCTGTAGTGCATGACGTAGCGGTCGTAGGTGCTGTATGGCTCGTTACGTCGTGTTTCGGGGTGAGTGTTGCGTGACGGCGTGTACGGGGTTCGCGCGTCGGCGCACACGTCCCATTTGCCGTTGCGGGCGGCTCGGTACCCGTCCACGACAGGGAACGGAACTGGCGGCTGTCCTGCTTTCAGTCTGGCGAGCGTACCGATGATGGCGCACACGCCGCGCCTCGTGCCCATGCCGTAGTTCTTGAGCGCTCCCTTGACGAGCATCGAGCGGCCCATGGTGTACGCGGGGTCGCCGTGGGTTTCGTGTGCTACGAAGTCGTCGCCCGTGTAGGTGAAGGAGCCGACGTTTTCGAGGCAGAACTCGAGACGTTCGCCGCCTCGGGTGAGGGCATACGCTACGCCCTTAATGTCTCGTTCGAGGCTGAAGGGGTTGGCGATTGCGTCGTCTACCGCTCGGGTGAGTGTTCGTAGCATCTCCTGTGTGGGGGTGGCTTCTGTTCCGTCGAACAGTGGGATGCAGTCCTTGGGGAGGGAGACGAGGCAGTAGGGGCTGTTGGGCTTGTTGGTGCGGGCCTCGAGAGTTGGCTTGTGTGCTTGGGGTGTTCCTTGCGTGTAGCAACACGTGCGCAGGATGTACTCGTTGTCGCTGTCAGGGCAGGTGAGGGTCCAGTGGGTTGGCAGCATGGCCGCGGCCATGTAGAAGGGGCCGTTGTCTTGGGTTTCGATGCGGGTGAGCGTGTAGGCGTTGGCGTAGTTGACGGCCTCGCGGAGGGCTTGGATGTCCCACGCCGCGGCCTTGGGGTCAACGCCCTGGTCGGTGATCTCGTAGTCGTCGAGAACCTGCGCGAGCGTCTTGCTGCCCTGGTCTGTCTTGATGAC